TGCATCTTCAACTTCTTTCTTTGAAGCAAGATTACCAACAGAGTCAACAATGATCATAATCTTATCTTCACGCTTAAGTTCTTGAAGTTGATGCATGAGATCAAACTTAAGTTGTTCGATGTCTGTAATCGGTGTATGAACTACGGACTCTAGTGGAACACCAAATGAAGTAAAATAAGATTCAGGTGTTCCAAATTCAGAATCATAAAATAAGATAATACCATCTGGATACTTCTTGATAAATGAAGCGGCCATTAAAAGACTGAACGCAGTCTTAAAATGTTTTGATGGTGCAGCTAACACCAAAAGTCCTGGTGTGAGGCCGCCATCAATTGTACCACTTAGTGCAACATTAATCCCGGGAACTGGTGTTGGGATCATATCCTTTTTATTGAAAATTTTTGACTCAGTTAGAGTCGAAGTAAAATCAATAGTACTATTTTTAATAAGTCTAGAACGTAAATCGCTCATAATATCTCCATGAATGCATTATAGTGAGATTATATATCAATGATCTTATTTGTCAACTAAATCATTGATCTTTTGAATAAATTCATCAATCTTTTTTACACGATCCTTTCCATCCCACTTGATAATATCCTTTTCTGGGTTCTTTTTCAGATTATTTAAGAATGGTAGAATCATTGCCCTAAGTTTTTCTAACTTCTCAGTTGCTGAATCAATCTCTGCTGATAGCTCAGTAGAGTCAGCAAAAGAGAATCCAAAGTCATCTTCTTCTTTCATCTTCATAACTTTCTTTTTAACAACAGGAATTTTATATTTTTCATCTAGTTCTCTATAATTTGAGCAATACGGATCGCACTCCTTCTGCAATCCACATGGGCATCCACCACCATAATCATATTTTGCCATTAACTAAAAAAATCCTCCAATGTGCTACGCTTTTCTACATCCCAACCGATAACATCAAGAATTGATTTAATTGGTTCTAGAAAAGATTTATTAAATTGAGTTTCATAGTCAATATATTTTGTAAAATCTAGTTCCTCAGGTAGATCATCAGGAACAGAAATAACATGTTCCATGAGTGGATTTGGTAGTTTTAGATAAGCAAAACGAATCTTGTCACCGTCACCAATCAACTGATATTTCTTGTCCAAACCCCGAGTCTGAATAAGATGATTGTAAAGAAGAGCACCTTTTACATGAATTGGTGTCCCCTTTGAGTAAATACTGTGTCGATCACGGTATTTGTCCATCCCATTCATACCTCGAGGAAATGCAACTTCCTCGAATGGCAGTTTCATGAATTCAGATCGAGCATTTTCAATAAATTCATGCAGAGTCGGCTCATCCTTATTCATGATGATACTGAGTGATTTCTTGATGTTTGCTCGACAAGCTTTCGGTGTAGAAGAACGGACCGCCTCAATGCCCTGGATTTTGAGTTGAGGTTCGGAATACTGAACACCCTCAATATTCCAAGCATTGAGAATATACATCTTTTTAGCTTTCCAGATGCCTTTATCCGCAATAGTTTCACGTTTCATAAACATCTTTTGAGCAAAAGCATGCATATATTGAAATAAATCATAATAACAACCATTAATTACGGTCTGGATTTTCGTTTCACAAAACTTATCTAGTGCCTCAACGATCTTTAGAGGATCGGTGGTGTTTAACATTTTGGTCATAGGTTCCATGTTAACATAGATAGAGTCGGTGTCTGAAGCAATGACATAATCAATTTTACTGGTTTTTAGTAATTTATTGAGATAGTCATTGATATAGCGTTCAACCCAACGAATTGACAGCTGACCAGATGTAGTAATTGCTTCAGCCATATCAAAATCGAACCAACGAAAATATTCATTACCCAAGGCGCCATATGCAGAGTTAAGTTGAATTTTTTTAGCTAGCTGAAGATTATGATAACGGGCAATATCATTTACACATGCAGTTCTTTCTGGTGAATCTTTGGATAGAGTTTCAAGTTTCTTTTTGGCTTCAAGCATCTTCTTTTTAAAGACAGTACGATCCTCATACATCTTTTCCATCAGAGCAGGTAGAAATCCTTGCTTTGCTTTGCTGAATTTGATACCATTTGCAGTATATGCATAACCATCATCTGGAATTACCGCATAACCATCCACGATTGAATCAAGATGTGGCCAATATTGTTCTCGACCGAGTTTTGCTTCAGGACTGATATTATACTGCATGATAAGATGCGGATAAAGACTATTAAGATCGAAAGAAACAACCCAATGATTCATTCCAACTTTAACATCCTTTACGTGACCACCAACAAGATGGCCATCATAAGCTTTTTTCTTGAACTGATGGATTACAATGCATCTATCAAGAAGATAGTTATGAATGATAATATCCCACGGCTTTACGGTTGTCATAGTATCCACATAGTTTACTTTGGCATCGTAGGCAAATGCCATCACTAGTTCAATAAATCCAAGTTTTTCCTCAAACCTATCAATCAGTGCAGTATCCTGGATATTATAATCAAAAAACAATTCTGGATTACGCTGATATAGATCATCAAGTGATTCATAACCCTGTGAACGATAATCAACCTTTTTCTCACCAAGAACTACCTCAGCAATATTATCCAGTTTATAACTCTCTTCATTCCCAAAAGAGAACTTCTTGTAAAGTTGTAGATAATCCAGAACATTAATACCAGCTGGTGTGTAAGTAATATTTTCCTTACCTCGAGAAACAATTTTGCGTTCCTCGAGAATACCCCATGGAGATAGTTTTTTAGCTTGCTCCTTACCGAGCACATTTGTGATTCTATTAACGATATATGGAATATCAAAAAATTCAATATTCCAACCTGTAATTACATCAGGAAGAAATCTACCAGTCTGCCAAACTTGAAGAAATTTTTCTAGAAGATCCCATTCATCTTTACAGTGAATGAAAGTAATTTTATCGGATTTTGGCTTATAAGGCTTAAGACCAAAAACAATCATTTCACCCTTTCTAGAAATAGTGATAGCCGTGATTTCCTTATCTGCAGTTTCAATATTAGGGAAACCATCAGCTGAATCCGTTTCAATATCAATAGAAATAATATTGATTTTAGAACGATCATAGATAATATCGCCACGAAAATTATCGTAAATATACAGATAAGGAAAATTAGTCAATCCATAAATTTCCATATTATCAACGCTATCATAGCGCTTAAGGAAATCACGAGCATCTGAAATTGAATCAAAGTGTAGTTTTTCTACTGGTTTCCCATCAAGAGTCCGAAACTCAGTTCGGGACTCTTTCCTTGCTGGGATAAAAAGATATGGTGTATAATTAATAATTTCGGCAAAGCGTCGGCCATCACGATAACCACGAACAAAAACTTTATCACCACGGCTAAAAACATTGGTATAAAATACCGACATAGAAATTCTCCTAGAATACCAGGATTAATAATACCATCATTTAGTAGAACTGTCAATTCAAAATGGCTAAGGCTTGCTTAAACAGATGATTTCTTTCTTCCAATCCATTAGTGCCGCCATTGATCTTTCTGGTAACAGTTAAAACATCTGAGTTATCAGCCCACTGATTTAGATTATTCTTATCCCAAAACCACCCAGCAGACATAGTTGCACCCATGGGAGTGGAAAGATACTTAATTGTTTGATCGAGTGACATTTTCATGTCAGATGCAAAAGAATTGTAATTGCTTTTGCCTGTAAGTTGGATTAATCCACGGCCACGAAATTTAAAACCATCACCAGATGATTCAGGGCCGTTACCCATTCTATTTGCATAGACTCTATTAGCAATTTTTTCTGGTTTATTTGCATAATCTGCAACATTTACATCTCTAAAATATTTTGGAAAGACTACGCCTAGACGTTCTGCTCTATAATTTAGATTTTCTTCAATAACACTTAGACCACCAGACTCATGTCCTATTTGAGCCAAAAACATTGCAATTCTTTCATTGGTATTAATTGCATAATTTCCACAGACATCGTTTAGCGGTTTAATATAAGATTCCAATATTGTGATTTTAGTTCTTGGAAATAAACGCTGCAATAAATTTAATGTAATCATAATTTTCTCCTAAAAATAAAGGGGCATTTCTGCCCCAATATTTAGAGTATATGCGGTGTTTGTTTGCATTCAATCTCTCGTCTTAGAGATTTTGCCTCACGGTTGTCCTTGACTGGCTTGTTATTTAGCGATTCAACATAAATCGCTAATAGCTCAAGTAATTTATGTAACATATTATCCCTCTTTAGCTTTATAATAAGCTCTAGTAGCATATAAATCAATATCACTTCGTGTGATACCGATATCAGCCAAGTTTCTATCTGAAAGACGATTTAAATCATTGTATGCACTGTGATATGCATCAAAAGCAAGGAGTCGCTTTTTCAGGCGACTCCAGAAAGTTTTAAACATTTGTATTCTCTTTTAGTTTATTTTTCGATTACGTCAATCTTCTTGACATTAGGTTGTGGCACTAAACAATCTAGCCACACACGAAGCATTCCATTGACAAGTTCGGCATTATTTATTTCAACATTATCTGCAAGTGTAAATGCTCGAGTAAATGGTCGTGCAGCAATTCCTTGATAAAGATATTGTGACTTTTCTGTATCTTCAGTTGAGGATGTTGTATTTCCCTTAATCAAGAGCTTGCTATCTTCAAGTGTAATTTCTAGATCTTGCTTGCCAAATCCAGCAACAGCCATCTCAATTACATACTTGTTATCTTCGATTTTCTTAATATTATACGGTGGAAAACTAGTTAATGCTGTATTAGCCATAATAGAAGCGCCTTCAGCCATCTTCTTCATTACATTATCTAGACCTACAATATAACGATCTAGATTATTTGTGTTAAAATTATATGTTTTCATATTCATTGTGAGTTACCTCCTAAAAGCAAGGTTAATATAAATGGGATCCCATTAGGCAATCCCATTTATATTTATACACCAAAATGCAAATTTGTCAACGGTCAGTGAAAAGTATTCTCACTTTTTTCTTTTGTTGTTACATAGACGCTATTTTCGTCTGGATCATAAATATAGATTGGTGTCAAACCGGCATCTTTAAATTCTTTACCTACAGCCAATAGGTGCTCATATGCATCTCCATATTCAAAATCTTCAGAAGCCATCTTTACAAAGTCTTCCTCTAAAATATACATTCTAGAAATCCTTAAGGAAAAAAATATGTGGGAATTATTCAGCGGAAGTAAACTAATAATATACATATTTATTGGTGTAACTTTATTTGGATCAACTATCGGTTTATATTATCTATGGAAACGAGACGTTGAACGCCAAGCTCTTTTAGAATTCAATCAACGACAGATGGAACAAAGTCTTAAAGATCAACAAGAATTTCTAAAAAATCAAGAATTAATAACCAAAGCACAACAAGAAGCTGCACAAGATTTATTGATTGAAAATCAAAAGATCACTAGAAAACTTGATTCTGTATCTTCATATTTAAATTCAGCTGATGCTAAAAGCAGCGATAGACCTGCATCAGCTATTCTTAAAAAGACAATAGAACAATTAGCTAGATCTGGAGAATCCAAATGAAGTACTTAGTACCTGTACTGTTAGTTTTGTGTGCTTGTGGTTCTGAACCAACACAATTTATCACTACACAAAAACAGATAGTAGTACTACCAGATGTTCAGATGTATAGATGCCCTGTAATTACTTTATTTCCAAATCCGGAAACACTCACAGATATACAAGTTGCTAAACTGTTAATTCAACTTCATTCTAATAATCTAGAATGTAAAAACAGTTTGGTGGCCATTAAAGCCTTTCTTGAAAAAGCTAAAATGGCCACCGAAACTAGTTCAGAAGATTAAGCGGCATCCTTCCAAGATGCAACAGTAATCCAACGCCAATTATTGTAGTATCCCAGAATCCAAGTGTGTGTTGCAGTGTCATACCGGGTAATCATCTTCATCTTGCTCATATCAATTGATCTCCTCAATAACAGGCTTGCCGATTAGATTTACATTTGTGAGGCTTCGGATAAACATATGCGCCGCATCAAATGACTTGAATTCCAGAGTCTTTTCAACCGCATAACCATAATCCGGCGATGCAGTGTCGGTAACCCTATGGGTAAAGGTTACAATAAACTGGTTCTTTTTTGCGGTAGCCATATCAATATCTCCTTTTATCCTCAATAGGAATTATACACGACTTTGAGAAAAAGTCAATATTTATTTATTGAAATTTTATGATTTTTCACGCATTTCTTTTAAAATTTCTTCCATAGAAATAGGTGTATAGTCAATAACTTCCACAGAGACATTCTTGTAACGTGGATCATCAAGAGATTTACAATGAACGTGGCCGTGGACGTTTCCTAGAGTCCAGCGTTCAAGTTGATTGGGGTGAATAGGAATGTGTGTAAGAATTAAATTATCAAACTTCACAGACCCATGAACACGCTTGAAGTATTTTAAGAAATCCGTAGTGTCAAAAATATCATGATTGCCTAGAACTAATTCCTTTTTACCATTCAGTCGCTCGACCAGTTTTAGATAACGACGGTTCATCACCACATCACCAAGATGATACACCTTATCATTAGGACTTACGATATGATTCCAACGATTGATCATATCCTCATCCATATCATCAACGTTATTCCAGTGAGGTCGAACACGAGTCCCATCCTCATTTAGAAAGTTGATGATATTAGCATGCCCAAAATGGGTATCACTAATAAGAAAAATAGTACTCACGGCCGTCGGCTCCTACTGCCCATTGTTTTAATATCCATATCATCAGTCACGTAAACAAGACCACCTTTATTATAGGCTATCTCAGTACGCTTAGCCTTATCAAGGATCATACGCTGAACTGCGGCCGATTCCTTGTAGAGATTAGACATGATGGATTTATCACGGCCACCATCCATAATAGTATTTGAGAGTTGAACCTTCTCTGTCTTATAAGAGGGCAAAGCATTTTTGGTCTTAGGTTTGTGCTTCAGTTGATTCGGATGCACACCATTACGCTTAAGCCAAGCCTCATGCTCTGCTTTGGCTTGCAATTGCTTAGCACTTGGTTTGGATTTAGTTGAACCAACATTATTGATATATGGTTTAAGGAGTTGCATCACTCTTGCCAATCCCGGTGAGAGGGCTTCACACGTCGAACCTTCTGGCGCTTCTTATGCTTGTCATCAGTTTTACGATGACTGAACCACGAGTCACAGTTGTAGCAACAAAACGACTTGCCTTTTCCTCGTCCACTGCTGTTGTGAAAGGCCGTAGTACGAGAAACACCCTGCTTCTCACAGTTACATTCCATTATACACCAACCACAAATAAATTAAGAAGTTGCATTATCTAGATCCTTAAAGGCATCATATAAGACTACAATCAGGTCATTTATCCCAGTACGTGCCATAATGGTAGCAACAATTTTTCTACTACCATATGCATCTTTACGCCATTCCCATGTCTTATTATATGCACTAGTCCATGGTTTTTCTTTAACGTTGTATACTATAACCTGGTTCACGTAAATAGTCACTGATTGTTTGTTTAACCTCGAATGTTATAATATCTTCCGTTTGGTGTCTTACAATTTTAGAAATTTTATTTTGTATGCCTAATCTTACTCTGAAATCGACGATATCATACATTGAGTCCCAGACATTATCTTTAAGATAAAAACTTTTACGCATTGAGTTCATTGTACTCAAGTATAATGGGTGTTTGTAATTCATCTATAAATTCAGTATTTAAGACAAGTTTCTGTTCTATATACTTCCCTAATTTATTACGCACTTTATTATTACAAATAATCCATGCAATTTCTGCCTCATGTGTTAGAGGAACTTCAACTTTAAGCACGTTTAATAAATCCAAGAACCGTGACGATATACACGAGGTCTATAATGGTGCCTATAGTAGGGCATATAAACCGGTGGGGAATAGATTACAGGTGGTGACACGTAAACTGGGGTGGGTGCTACGTAGACTTGATCCACGGGCACTGCAACGCAACCAGCAAGGGCTACTGAAGCAGCCAAGAGAGAAAGAGTTTTTAACATATGTGTTACCTTAAGATTGGTTGGCCATATAAGCCAGTTCGGCCTCAGCGGCCTCAAATGCCATGGCAACGTTTTGCTCATGGCTGAAGTCGTCGAACTTGGTCAGCTGTGCCAGGGCAGCAGCATAGACGTTTTCGGCACGAAGAGCCGCCGTGATCCGCTGGTCGGCCGGAAGCATCTTGATAAACCGGATCATTGCAGGAGTGGCCTTGATCATCTTAGTTCCCTCATTCATCATAGTCTCTTTATACCATCAGCTGAGATTAAAGTCAACAGAAGTTTTAGGCGATCCAATCCGGATTCCACCACGAATCCGCAATAGCCTTCTCGGCCATGGCATAAGAGTCGAAGTGGGTGGCAAACTCAGACCACCCACGCTCGTCCCATGCCGGCATGCCCCAGGACGGTTCATCCTGGTTCCAGTAGCCGAACGTCTCGATGGTGTACTTGCCGGGGTGGTACTCACCCTCGGGCGAGATACGGATGCAGCCGAGGAGGCGGTCGGTGGAGTCGGTCATGTTTGTCACCTTGTTCATAGTCTCTTTATACCTCAACCTAATTTAAAAGTCAACCTAATGATATCAATGGGTTAGCGCTAAGTGATTGATATGATTGAAAATATTTTTTGAACTTTTTTTCAGTATATAATCTTTTCAATGGGTTAGCATCTATGCCGGGCTCTCGGCAGTCTAAGCGGTTCTAAGAGGGTTATCATACCGCTTAGGTGACTTAGACTGCCGAGAGCCGTTCTTATAGCCTAACCCATTGATTTCCTTACATTCTGAGGATATGCTAACCTATTGAAAAGATTAAGTTTTACCGTCTTAATGATGTCGAGCTCCTGCTGCTCGCCAAACCCATGCAAAAAAGTTCAAAAAAGTTTTTATAATCTTTTCAATGGGTTAAGGCTAACGTATTGATTTCCTTGGGTTGACTTTAATCCGACCAGGTGGTATAAAGACACTATGATGAATGAGGTAACTAAGATGACTTTTGGTGGGACTATGGATAAGATGAACGTGACGATCGCCTCGGATGGGCGCTACCACAGCTCGGCAGACAAGATGTCGAAGCGGTCCAGGCGGAAGACCAATCTGTCGCATCTGGGTGGGCGCACGTCGTTTGACGAGGATGGCTATTACGACGGTAGCGCCGGGCGCAAGCCTCGGAAGAAGTGGCAGCGCATCTCCAAGCGTGAAATTACCGATTGACTTTAATCTCAGATTGGGATATAACCACAAGTATCACGTTATGAGGTAATCATGCTGGTTTCGGTTTACAAGTGCCCGAAAACGATCTCTCGGACGCTCATCCACGATGCAGTGCAGTTCTATGCCAACACCCTTATGAACCGACAGTTGGTCAAGCATCTGACTGTCAAGGTCATTTTCAAGGATGATGGTGTGGATGGACTCTGCAATCCCATTGACGAACTGACTCGCCCCCGTGAGTTTGTTCTGCAGATCAACCCCAACGGCACGGACAAGGAAGTGCTGACGTCGCTTGCACACGAGATGGTTCATGTCAAGCAGTATGCTACCGGTGAAAGCCGTCATTACGAACGCAAGCCTCACGTGACCAAATTTCGTGGCGTAATGGTAAATACACATACCACGGACTATTGGGATTTGCCGTGGGAAATTGAGGCATATGGACGTGAATTAGGTCTGTATATCCGATTCATGGAGTATAAGGAAAATGCAAAAAAGAAAGCCGATAAAACGTAACCCTGTTGCTAGGGTCTTAATTGACCCTCGGTATCATAAGAGAGTCGTTAAGAACAAGAAGGCCTACACAAGAAAAGGAGTCAAGGTGCCGAAAGAACCCTTGACTTTTTTTGTAAGTTTGGTATAATTCCAAAGTAATCAGGAGATATCATATGCCTCGTGGCCGTCCCAAAGGTTCTAAGAACAAGCCCAAGAATGACGCTTATGTGCCGGATGAACCGGTGCACTTCAAGGCTTCTAAGACTCCAAAGCCGGTGGTGGCTAAGACTGAACCTGCAAAGGGTCCGTTCTTTAACAGCACCAAGAATATGGTTCCGGAAATGCTCGAGGAACGTAAGACCCCGGTTGTAGTGCCGCCTGGTGTTCGGCGTGTATCATTTTCGAGCTACGATGTGCCGAGCTGCCACCGCTTCGCTAAGATGCTCATGACTAAGTACGGTTACACCGACCCATCCATGCCGAAGCCAAAAAAGAATTGGGATGGATGGTACACGTTCGAGATTACCGAACCGAGTGGAGTTAAAAATGTCAATTAAGATCGTTAAGTGGAAACCTACCAGAAACACCGAAAAAGGTGCTATCAAACGTTTCGGTGAGGAATGGATTGTAAAGTCTCATTTCATTGATACAACCAAGCTTCTTATTATTCCTAAAAATGATCCAAATGCCGATATGCGGTGGATTAATCCGGAACAAGTTATATCTTCACGTTGGGAACTAGAGCCAGTATAATGTATACACGTAGGGATTATCTTTATAGTCGATGCTCTTTTGATGAGTACTATGGCCAATTTATCACGGACGAAGTACTACAATATGTAGATAACAGAATTGGGCACATCAATATCATTAACTCTGAAGATGAAAATTTCAATGATATTGATATCCGAAGCTGGGATAGAATTGTATATAATCTCAAGCCTCTAATTGATGATCAAATCCTTACAGAAGCACAAGAAGGATGGTCTTTAATGACAGGAGTATGTATCGCCAAAATGGCAGCAAAACTTATATGGAGAATGAATCAAAATGCAATTGGATATCAATGATATAATTACTTGGATTTTGGTTTTTGCTTTTCTAATTTTTGTATTTTTGGTGCTGTGATGAAAATTGTAGCTAAAAATCCAATGTGGGATAAGAAGCATTTGTGCTTTTTTCACGTCGAACAATATAATACCTTTTATGGCGATCTTCTTCCTACTCCTTCGTGGGTGGAAAAAGACTCTATTTGCATTACAGCCAATATTCCCTCTCGTATGAGGATTATCCCTAGGCACCAAGTTGTGTCTATTGATGATAAAGCACAAGAGCCAATTATTGAAATATCAACAAAAAAGACTTTTAAAGTAAATGGCTCTAAAGGTAATGTATATACTGTGACTATCAACGGCAAGATCAAGAACTGCACTTGCCCTGGATTTGGATTTAGGCGTTCTTGTAAGCATATTTTGGAGGCTTCATGACTTTTACACGAGAAGAACTAGAGGATATTTGGAACAACAAGCCATATGGTTACTTCACAGAACTTCGAAAAAAGAAAGATTTAAGCAAGTTCAAGAAGTACACGCTAGAAGCTAAAGTTCTTAAGAACTGTGGAACAAGAACTCTTACAGTATATGACACAAGAGAAAGTGGTGTTATGGTTGAAAATGCAAGAAATATCCTACGAAAACAAATCTTTGATGAGTTTGGTGAAAATGTAACTATCAGTTATAGAACTCTATCTGAATAGTTTATAAAATAAAACCCTTGTGCATAATAAATACATGCACAAGGGTTTTTTGTATGGAGAAAAAATTGGATTTTGATCTTGAACCAGAATGGATTGTAACTGCGCCAGGTATATTAAATTTATATACTACCGAGGTATCAATTGCTTATCAGCCAAATTATGGAGTTTATTTCATAATGTGGAAAAATAAAGCCGTAAACTCTAAAGGAATGCACTTTTCTTTGGAATCAGCTAAAGAAACCGCTTTATTATATGTTCATGATTTACTTCGTATGGGATATGAGCCATAAAGTAAGGGGAGCCATATGGCTCCCCTTTTGTTAGGCATTTGAATTATTCCTGATTTCCTCAAAGGTCATATCACGGATTAGTTCACCATTTAGGTAGACGGTTTCTAGTCCACGTTCCCAACCATTGAGTAGTTCAGGAGCAGTTTCAGAAGTAGCAAAGTTTTTATCTTTGCGCCAAAGTTCAAGTAGACCTGCCTTACTTTTCTTACCAGAGTCGGTAATAGGATCTTTAAGAACCTTTCTCCAATCATGCTGACCAACACGCACAGCAGAGCATTTCATAGCAAACTTCTGTGTGTCTCGATTGACATGCTGTAGAAGAGCACCACCCATACCAAAGGCAATATTATCAGCAGAGTATCCATCATTATGGAATGCGGTAAGAATCTTTTTGACAGTATCAAAATTAACACCATCACCCTGAATCAAACGCACATTATTCAGAACACGAAATCCTTTGTTATTGATTGTAGAACCAAATTTATTATCTAGAATTTCTACAAGTTTACAGTTTACATGTACTGGATGGCCAGAGTCGGGCCGAATTACCAGAGTAGCACCAGAGTCAAGTACTTTTTGCTTTAGTTCACCACCCCAGAGATTTTCTGCTGCATTGAATACATCATAGCTATCACTTACAACAGCAAGAATGGATCCAGGCTTTGCAAATTTATTCAGCATATTTTCATATGCTTTTACTTCATGAGGACGACCCCAACTTGTAATAGTGCTATGCTCTGCTGCAGGAATAGAGAAACCAGCAACACCAGCATTATAATGTTCACGAGCCCAAAGAATACCAGCAATGGTATCGGTACCCATGAAATTAATTAGATGGGCAGCACCACCAATCCCAGCGGATTCTTGACTAGATACACCACGAGCACCAAAGTCATGTAATTTAAAACCTAGACCAGCAGGATCACCATTCTTTTCAAGGAATTCTTTAATTAGATTCTTGATGGCTTTGCTGTTAGTTGCTACAGTTGTAGGGTACCAAATTGCTCGAAGTAAAGCTGTTTCAAGATGTGTAGTTAACCAGAAACAATTCTTATCTGTATTTTCAATAGTTACAAGAACATTGCTAACAGGAACAACGGTACCTTCTGGTACTGCACAGATATGAACTGGTAATTTACCACCGTGTTTGTTTACAATGTATTCCCAACCGGCACGATTAAACGGTTCACCATGGGCTTGAAGAATTTCTTCTGCAATATTAATATCTTCCATGGTGACTGGCTTTAGAAGATAATCCTTGATGAAGCCCTGTAGACCAAAGAATAGTGTCTCAGCATGTTCACCACCACGGGATTCAATGTAGCTGTGGACAATTTCAGTCCCTTCTGGGTATTGCTCAAACATTGAGAGTTTGTAGCTATCAACATTCAGCAGGATATTTTTAAGAATATTCATAAGATAAACTCCTTATCTTTTAAGTTTTGTAAAAGCAGGCATCGGCATAACACCTGTCATAGTAGAAATGATTGCAGCATGGTCATCATAAAGTTCATATAAGTTAAGAGCATCAGTGAGAGGCACCCACTTACATGTAGCCGCATCATCAGCACCATTTGCTCGAGGAAGAGAATAATCCAGATTTGGATTGATTCGCATATAGACAGCAAATGTATTTCGTAGAAGACCAAAGGAACGAGTAGGTGAATCAAATAATTGTGTCTTTACAATTGATCCACGTAGTACTTTTTCTGGGACTCGAACATTTGTTTCTTCTTGTAGTTCACGAATGGCACAATCTAGAAATGTTTCCTTGTTGTTTCTAAATCCTCCCGGTAAAGCCCAACAGCCAGCACCTGGTGCAAACTTACGTTGAATTAAAAGTACATGACCTTGACATTCTAGAATTGCATCAGAACAATTGAAATTAAGAGTTTCCGGGAATGGATAATTCTTAAACAGTTCTTGTTCTTTATTATAGAAATGCCAATCTTGGAGAACTGTTGCAGGGAATTTTGGATCATTTTGCATGATCATATTTTGTCGAACAGTCGTGGCATTGATCTTATACTTAGCGGAAATATTTTTAAATTTCCAATCAGGAAACCAATTCAGATAATCATTACCTTCTTTCATGTGACCAAAAAGAATTGGTGCTGATGTAATCTTGTGTTTTTCCTGGATATACTCAACGCTTGCACGAACATCTGCCATCCATTGCGTAGCAGAATACTGATAATCATTTAAGGGGAGAATTTCAATACGTCGATCAACGAGAACAAGTTTTTCTTTAAACATCTCGAGTCGTTCATCATATGTCCACGGATTCTTTACACTGCGGCACTGATTAGCCGATCCGATTAGGACAAGAAGAAGGTCCACTTGTTTGCAAGCATTTGAAATGGCTTCAATGTGACCTTCGTGAAGGGGCTGAAAACGCCCGATAAATACGCCTAATTTAGTCATGTTCTTAACTCCTAAGAAACAGATTATATGTAATTATATACCAATTATTTGGTAAAGTCAAGGGAAAAGTGGCGAAGGTACCAGGATTTGAACCTGGACTAACGGGTTTGGAGGCCGTCGTGCTTGTCCGTTACACCATACCAACTTAAGTCTAAGAATTCTTACACTCTACAATTTTATATTCAATCTCTGAATTATGTCTTTTAAAGACAGTATTCATATGATTAACTGTATTTATCTCATCTTTACATGAGTCAGTGCTCTCTAGCTTGATCGGGGAGCCTTGTGGGACTCCGCCGACCAGCATAAGAACGATTAGAACCGAATTCATTAGAAACCGTAACGATCAGACATGATAGTCTTCATCATCATAGCTTCTGGTGTAAATTGTTCTAGATCGGCAGAAAGAACAGACTTCAGAATAGAAGGGCTGAAGCCAGAAACAAGAGCTACTCCGTTTTCATTCTCCTTAACTGGCACGTTATCATGAGAGTTAAGATTCCAGAAAACGATCTTTGGCATTTCATAACCAGCCTTTGTGAACTGGTGACGGAATGACTCGAGTGCAGAGTGGTCAAAACGAGCGCATTGATCAAACTGCATATCGGAAAGAATGAGCAGCATCTTTGGCATATCTTCTTGAGGAACATTACCATTAATTGCAGTACGAAGGATTTTGTCCATTGCAGCAACAATGTTTGTGTTCATAGCCCAATTAGACTTGACCATCTGATCAATCTTCTGAAGAATATTACCACGAAGAGTAAGAAGTTCAGGAGAACCAGAGAAAGTAAGGAACATGTCCTTAAAATCACCGGTGTTCTTGTCTGCGCAGTACAGACCAAGAGAAACAGCAACATCAAGACAAGATAGACCGGTCTTGGTGGATCCACCAACAGAACATGTCATGGATCCTGAAACGTCGACCAGAGGAAGAACGTTAGTCCCATTCATGTAGTTTGGTAGTGCTTCCCATTGAGCTAGAACTGCATTGAGTTCTGCACGAGAGTAGGAACTAGAACCATAGTGATTGATCTTACCCTTTAGTACATCGTATGGATATACAGCACCAGCATTGATCTTTACTTCCTCACGGACCTTTGGATCAGTGCTGACAAGCTTAGAAGTCCATTCCTTGTACTTTGGAGTGTTGCGATTGAATGCCTTCTTGTATCGAGCAGAAGCAACAGATGGCACATGATTGAAATTGATGTTATCCCAATCCTTGGCACACATCTGACTCTCAACAACATTTGAGAGATTTACTAGTGTCTTACGGTACTGCTTTGGTGTAAAACCAAGAGCATTACGAAGTTCAATTGCAACCGGGCCCTTACGTGGCATCCACTTTGCGGCAAGACCATCACGAGTAGCTAGAGCACGACGGATCATACCGACGGCAGTAACTCGAGCTTCACCGGTTGTTGCAAATACGTCATCCCAACGACCTAGTTCAGGAGTACGGAGTACAAGTCGAGAAGCCATATTTGGATCGTGTTCGGAAAGATAGGTTAGGATAGAACGGAAGATTTCACGTTCACCTGCACCACCACGAACATCACGAGCCCAGAGAGCAATACGACCTGCTACTTCCTTATTATGAGTATAAGCAGCAACAAAATCTGGGATGATATTCTTACCACGTGAGGCACCGATCTTATAGAAAAGATCAACACATGGATTAGTTGAAGTCTTTAGAGCCTTCATACCGTTTGTGGTACGAGCGGTCTGGTTTAGAGCAGCCTTAGCAAAAGCGTTCATAATATATTCCTTTCATTACAGATTAACAAGTCATTCAGGATATCAAACCTGACCCCGACTTATGGGTTTTTAGTGTCACAAAAAAGTGACTGGAGATTATTTTTTTGCGGAAGTTAATCTACTTTTAGTAGACAGGATGCCTTTTTTAACATCGTTTACAAAACGATTGCCCTACCATTAGGCGATTTCGCAAAGTTGCGAAAGTTGGAGTTGAACCAACATTGTCAAATGACAATTTGCTGAAAGCATCCTTAAATTAAGGGGTTAACAGAGTGACTTCTTCTTTGTTTTTACCAGGTAAATTCGAAAGCCTGGGTGCCAAATAGCATCCGAAGATCTATTAGCTGTTCCTGAATGATCTCTATAGAGATCTGACTGGGTTGCTGAAAGGTCACTCTAAATTGGTTATCGGAATAATAGCCTTTCCTGGCACCAGCCTCGGCATCGAACGAATCGAACGTTCACGGTCCTTGTGCAAAAAGAAGATTTTATGTTGCGGAACTTATTCCATTAGTAAGAAATCAGGATGGTGTTTTTTAGGTAGGATTCGAACCTACACCGAGTGTTTTGATGACACTTGCTCATCCATTGAGCTACTATAATGGTTTGCTGAAACCATCCTTTAATCGTAAATTAGTAATCAGATTCGCTTTTTGCAGTTTTGGATTAACAGTCCATTGCTTTTTATTTGCTGAAACGAATCTAAAAAGTAGACGGGTTGGACTTGGTTGCTGTTTCAAAAAGCTTTTGTATGCTGAACCCAACCCTTATTCTTTAATTTATAAGGGTATAATACACCATATTTAGCATATTGTCAATAGGTTTCTTCCATCAAAAAGTCTTTTTCTTTGAGCATATGACTTTCTCATTGGATAATAAGCCATTGCGGTATACTGATTAATATCAGATTCAAAGAATCGAGCAAATGGAATCTTAAGTCTAGTAGCTTTAGCCATTTCCTTAAGAAGGTCTTCATTATCTTCAAGAGCCAATACACAGAAATGTTGCTTTCTAGCATCAGCTTTGTGTTTAGGAACTTGTTGACCTAAAACCATTGCCACATGAGCGGCTTGCACCACCTGTTGAATTGGTGGTAGGTCTTTTCTTACCAGAATGTAAGCATAAGTCTTATCTTGCCATTCTTCTTTCAAGAGCTTCTTAGTTAGATCATCAAACTGAACTTTTTCATCTTCTGTGAGTTCAGAATAAAGTGAGGATCTAAAGATCCAAACCATAGCACTAGCTAGTGCTTGCCACTCTGTGTGACCATTATTAAGTTTAGATTCTTTAGCAATCGGTGAGAATGATTTAAGAAGAAGTGCTTTAGCTACTTCAAGTTTCTCGTTAGACTTAGCAAAGATAGCTTTGATGATACAGTATGCTGCTACATCATAGTTTTGAATTGATTTTTTATTAGCTAGCTGCTTCCATGCAGCAGTGATATTTTCATTCATTTTAGTTCTCCTGTGTTTTATTTTCACTGTAGTTAAAGTTCATAATAAATCCACGGGAGGACCACGAATGGATTCTTGCTACGTTTCTTTTAACGAAATTATAATCATATTGATATCCTTATCAAGGAGTGGTGCAGATGCAGGGAATTGAACCCTGACACACGATTTTAGAGATCGTTTTGCTAACCATTACATCACATCTGCATATTAAACGGATTGGCGTGGTTTGTTTTTTTCCAATAAAAAACTTTTTTATTGCTGCAACCAATCCTTAATTTTACTTATTCGGCAATCTTAAAGACTCGCTTGAGAGGAAGTGTTGAACGACCGATACCCGGAACAATATCATAAAGAGGGCGATCATATGTATAATCTTCATATCGACGAGTCTGATAATTATAGCGCTGACGCACAGTCGGTTCATATTTGCCATTATGAACATAATTATTGATTGGATAAGAAACTCGAACAGATGTAATCTGATCTTTAGAGTCCTTATTTACACCATCAAATGTACCCTGTTTAATGCGAGTATTTTTCCATGCAGTTGCAGCAAAAATAATTTTTTCGCCAGGAAGAATTGTTTGACCAATACTATTGGAAAAAGGAATAGCATGAAAAGCAGAAATTCGATTACCCATTTTACACCTCATTCATTATATAGTGGATTATAATCTAAAATTTAGTATCTGTCAACCGTTATTTTGGTTCAAAGTACTTAGCTTTTTCACCACAATCAAATATTCTTGCAGTAGCACAATATCTGCTAATTGTAGATTCACCGGTAACAAGATTAACCTCTACAAATTGCGGATGAGAACATTTTGCAAACTTATCAAAGCTTTTTCCTACAAAGGGAATATAGCTCCATGGATCAGGAGTCACATACTTGCAGTTCTTGCAAAACTTAAGATCAGACATTATTTAAACCCTCATTCATTATATAGTGGATTATATATCCGATTTAGTCTTTGTCAACCATTATTTTGGTACCCGTAGTCGGATTTGAACCGACACTGAATGATTTTTGAGACCACTACCTCTGCCAGTTGGGCTATACGGGCTTTTATTTGATTTGTTTAGCATGTGGATAAACTTTAGTCGTAAGATCCCACGAATCATCTTGACTAGTCACCCAGGATTTACCACAATCTTGACATTTCCAATCAATATAATAAATGTCTGCAGATCTATCCCAGTTACCTGAACTACCATCATATTTATATGTTAAATCCAAATGTGGACATTCTTTTGAGAGATTTAGAAGTTCTAGAACAATATCTTTATATTTTTGTTCTAGAACTTCTTTTTTGGCTTTAAATATAGCACTTGTATTATTCAAGTGAACCACCAAAAGCACAAATTACATAATCTCCACTTGATGGATCAAAATCTATCCGAATATTTGGTGAATAACCGCTATATACATAGCGATATCCACCAGCTTCATCAAATGTATCTACATAAATTGCAGGTTCACCCATCATTTTATAATACTCAGGATCAGCTACTGCATTATCATATATTTCCTGAAGTTGCGCTATAAAGTCCTTTAAGAGCATTACTTATTGGTACCTCCTGGCATCGGCATGTTAAACATAAACGGTGTAGAAGTTCCACCCATGCTCATGACAGTGCTCGGAACTGATCCATTCCACTTTGAAGAAGCATTGATGCGAAGACTTTCAAGATAATTTGAAGCCCCACCAAAAGAATCAACAACTGCCTTTAGTCGAGCAGCTTCACCTTCACCAGTAAGTGTCATTGCTTTCTTTTGAGACTCAGCAGCAATAACAGCAGCTTCTGCTGCAGCACGGGCTTGAGCTAGTTGAGACTTAGCCTGACCTTCCGCAGCAATAAACATTGCCTTTGCTGCAGCATCTGCTTCCGTAGTTCGAACTTTAGCCTGTCCTTCTGCAATCAGAACCTGTTGCTGCTGCTGGAATTCAATGACTCGCTTCTTATTTTCTTCGGCAACAGCATCATTTTTGCTACGAACAGCAGCTTCATTGGAAGCCATAAATGCTGGGCTAAATTTAATTTCAGAGATCTGAAAACTTTCCATGTCGATGCCAAATAGTTGCTCTAACTCTTCATGCACCTGATTGGTAATTTCATTCTGAATAGCTTCACGGTTTGCAGAGATCGTGATTGTATTCTTACTTGCAATGATACGACTTACACGGTCACGAATAACAGAAACCATCTGTGGGCCTAGATCATCAGATCCTGTCTTGCCGATCTCATAAAGATTTTTAAAGACAGCACTATCTGGAGTACGATATAGAATATTAATGTCAAGAGTGATAAGCTGATTATCAACAGTATTGACAGTAAAAGGCTGTACGTGAACTTTTTGTTGGCTGACTGTAATTCTATCAACCGAGCTGATAAAAGGAATCTTAAAGTGTAGCCCTGGTTGCACCGGTTCTTTAGTTGTAACAGTACCCCATACACGAACACCAGCTCTTTCGGTCGGATCAACTACAAAGTAAGTGGAATTTACAGCCATTAGTGCTACTACTGCAACACCCGCTCGAAGCGCATACTTCTTTGCAATTCCAATAAGAACTTCGGGATTCTCTAGACGATCGTTCATTTCATTTCCTTCATTTTTAAAATTGGTGCGCCCGCTCCGATTTGAACGGAGGATCAGTCGGTTATGAGCCGACAGCTTTGGACCGCTAAGCTACAGGCGCATTTACTTATTAAATTGTTGAATTACCCTACCCTTAGTATAATCCGAAAGTGGAATATAGTCAAGGGAAATTGCAGCTGCATTGCCATTTTTATATACCCAATTTACCCAAGAAACAACATCGTTCAATCTTTTAGATTCAGCTGGGATAAGAATATAAGTTGCAGATACAATAGGATAGCATTCATCACAAGGAAGATTGATAGCGGATCCTTCGTTAGTTTCGGACCATTCGATCTTATTTGCTGATGCTGAATATGAAGCGCTACCGGAAACAATCCATTTGCCTGTCCCACTCATGAGAACAGCTTTAGGGATATTACCGTTCTTAGCAAAAACACTCTCTACGTAACCGACTGATCCGACGGTTCTTTTTACTGAAGCAGCCACACCGTCATTCCCACGAGCGCCAGTTCCAATTGACCATTTAATAGATGTGGCTGGAGCACTAAAGTTTTTATCTTGTGAATGTAAATAAGATACAAAGACAAATGTTGTTCCAGAACCATCGGCTCTATAAACTGGTGCAATTGCAATATTAGGTAATTTGATATCTGGATTATCAGCAACAATCCGTGAATCATTCCATTTTGTAATTTTACCGGAATAAATGTCGACTAAATTTCGTCCAGAAATACGAAGTTTATTAGTCTCGATCCCAGGAAGATTAATAATAACCACAACTGATCCAAGCACTGTTGGAATTTGAATTAGATTATTATCCATCAAGCGTTGTTTAGAAAGTGGTGCATCTGAAGCGCCAAAATCGACTGTGCGATTAATGATTTGATTTTGACCAGCACCTGAACCTACTGCTTGGTAATTAACTGTAAATCCATCTTTATTAGATAATTCTGCCCATTTTGTATAAAGTGGTGCTGGAAATGTAGCACCAGCACCATTTAAAGATTGAGCATGCGCAGAAGTTGCTAAAAGAACTGCTGTAAGTCCTGTAATTACGAATTTCATGGAAAAACTCCAAATAGTTTCATAACTCGTTGTTCGTGTCGACCACCTTCGTATTTAGTATCTAGAAATGTTGTGATACACTTCCAGATTTCTTCTTTATCGGTGACAAAACGAGCGCCAAGTGCAAGAGTATTTACATCATTGTGTTCTCGTGCAATCTTAGCAATATTTGGATCATTTGTATTTACACATCGAATCCCACTATGTCGATTTGCGGCTATAGCCATACCAACACCGGATCCGCAAACTAAAATTCCCCGACTTGAACCATGTGAACCCAGAGTTATAGATGAACATGTTTTATAAGCATAATCTGGATAATCAACTCGAGTATTTGGTGCTGGAAAGAAAGTATAAATCTTGTGTCCAGCATCAAAAAGCCATACTGAGATTTGCTGGGCTAATTCAAGCCCAGCGTGATCACAACCAATTGAAATGGTATAACTCATTATTGCTTCTTTTCCTCAATATTCACGACCAGCGGCTGAATTGTAAGGCGCATTGGCTGGGTTGAATAGAGGTAGTGGCCACTCCACTGTCGATAGACACCATCAATATTCCAGTAGAAAATATACGGATTGGAAGTACCGTATGTTCCTTCATCAGAAGGTGCCTGACGAACTACAGAATGTTGACCACCATTAGTACCACCGGTGCTGATCTGTTGAGTACGATCGGCAGGAGTTAGACGCTTAGAACCAGAAGTAATCTTACCTCGAACACCTTCATACATAATAGGCTGACCAGATTCATTGAAAAGAACCACATAACCTAGAAGACCAGGCTTACTGGTAAGTTCCACTCGATTCTTGATATTTTCAATTTCAGCATTATCAGTGAACTGAATTGAATTAGCAGCACGTTGTGCTAGTTCAGCTTGAGTGTTCTTCACTTGTGGTTGTGTAGACTTATTATCTGGTAGACAACCCGCTAGAAGCAGAGCGGCAACTGGAAGAATAACAAAATTCTTGTTCATTATATATTACTCACATGTCTGAATGTTAAGAGAAGAAGGCGCTTCACGTCCCTGGAAAATTGAGACATTGGTCTTTGTCGAATTAGCATTATAACGGGTCACAAGATCACGACAAGACTGCTGTTGTGCGGCAAGTTCAATACGAAGTCGAGAACGTTCCGCAGTATCTTTTTCATCGGCAAACATACGCTTGGTCGCTGTAATCTGATTTACTCGAGATTGATACTGACCATGGGCATCATGAAACCACTCATATTTAGCGATTACATTATCTGCATTAAATGTACGATCCATAACACCACCAATGGTTTGCATTGGTCGCATAACAGCATTTAGTGCAAAGATACCACCACCTACAATTGCCAGACAAACCCCACCGATTGCAGTCCACTTAAGTGTCTGTCCGGTAAATGTCTTAAAATCACTCATTATTTTTGATCCTTATCATAAACTTCATTGAAGACTATACTAATGTATTCATCGATATTTTTATATATATACAATTTTATGTCATGTGTCAACCGTTTTTTCAAATTCTCATCTATACACTGCCTGGATTTATAAAATATAAATCTTAATTCATGATTATTTTTCAATTCATAATTTACAGATTGCATAGATTATTCTCTATAATCTCTGATATCATTTTCATATTTTATAGGTAGAATTTCATCTCTACGTATCTGTGACTCTAAACTAAATCTCATAGGAGTATTAAATCTAGTTTTATCTTGTATAAAATAAATTAGTTGCATATCAACTTTAGATTGAAGTTCATGCATCACATTTCTGATAATTATAAATCTAAGTCTATAATTTATAGATTTCATTGGCATTTTAAATTCCTATACCATCATCATTTGGTCACTAACCATTATACCAATGAAAAGATAAATGTCAACACATTTAATCGAAGATGGCATTAAAAATACGCACTAACAGATTTGGCTTCTTTTTACTGAAATTATTTTTAATGTCAGGAGCACCACCAGATTTTTCTTTCATTTCTTTTTCAATTTTATCAAGAAATTTAGAAAATTCCTTAATCTGTAGTTCATACCCAAGAACTTTAAATTTAAGCATTGTTGGTGAAGTAATCTTATTATCAGAAGATCCTTCAAGTGAAATGAGATGCACACACATGTCATTTTTCACAGCAGCTGTGAAAACCGTGTTAATATAGTCTTGAAGATAAGTTGCTTTAATTACCGTAGTATAAGTCAACGAATGGGTATAAGACTTCGGCATATAGATTACCTTATCTTTATATACCACTTTCTCTTTAACTTGGGTAGGCTTTTCATTTAGAAGCTCTGAGACGCTTCCGTTAGAAGCCATCCTTCGGAGGGCGCTGAACGCAGCTGCAGCTTCATTTTCTCCGGTATCGGAGCGAAGAGCGAGGACGAGAGTCTTACGGAAACGTTCGTTCATCTTAAATGTCCTTGAGACGGTTGAACTTGACATGAAGATCAATAATCATCTGTAGCATGACCTCGATCTTTTCTTCATCACGAATTGGTCGCCAATATTCACCATTCGCTTGCAAGTTATCGAAGTCACCGATTAAGACTTCGCCATCATTTATCTTGTAATCTGCCATCATAATCTTTAAAATCCTAGTGCTTCACGTTCGTCTTGTGACAGTCGAGCAAGAAGTTCTACTCTAAGATTTTTAAGATATCCAGCTCGATTCTGTTTTTCATGAACCTTATATAGTTGATTTTCAATGCTATCCATAGTCCAAGAACTTAACTCTTCATACGGATCACAAATGATATCAAGAGAATTGGGTAGATTAATCCGGGTGAAATCAAATTCATAGTACAATACATCGTCATATCGGTAATAGACCGAAGCCTTTACACCCAGACTTTCAGCTCGAGCCATTGCATGAAGCAGACGAATAGGCTTTTCAGCCTGGAACTTTTGTTCCAACGCTTCTTGTTCCTGTCGTTCACGCTCACGGCGCTGCTTGATGGTTTCCCTGGTCATTCTCACTTCCTTGTTCATAATTATCTTATAACTTAACTTGGAATTAAAGTCAACCCTAGGCCGCTTCACGGAGAAGAGAAGGCGTCACCCTCCACTTAACACCAGAGCGATCGGCAAAAACTTCCACGGTCTTGGTGTTAATCTTGGTAATCTTGCCGGTGACAATGTTACCACGCTTGTCATTGAACTCGACTCGCATGCCCACACCAAGGGTATAGGCCTTGTGACGCTGGAGTTCAGCATAGCGTGCCTTAATTGTTGCATTAAGGCGCTGAGAAAGATTACGGACGTCCTCGAGGTTATCCATCTTGAGGATAGCGGCACAGATTTCGTTGATGTTCATTTTTACTTCCTTGTTCATAGTCATCTTATAACTCAACTTGGAATTAAAGTCAATACGTATCTTACAGATTTTTGAGCCGGGCGGTCAGGGTAGCAATATGCCGACGATAAAAGGCGACCATATCAGCCTTCTGCAACCCGACCGGATACTCCAGCTCCTTGTTAAGGAGATAAGTTGTCTCCTTGAGGGCCTGACGGATTCGGAAAGCTTTATCATCGGTCATGTTTGTCACCTCGTTCATAGTCACTTTATACCGCAACCTGGTTTAAAAGTCAACCTAAGGAAATCAATGGGTTAGCTAACCGTGATCCATAACCCATTGATATGATTCAGTTTGACCACTTGCATTTTTTTGAAAAAAATGCAAGTTAAATGATATCAATATGTTAGCATGGATGCCGTTCTAGCTTGAGGTTAGGCCTATGGTATACCCATTCAAGCAGATTTAGCACGATGTGAGCCGTTCTCTTAGCCTAACCCATTGATATCATTGACTTTGTGGATAGAGCTAACCCATTGATATCATTCATTTTATGGTTCTATGAGCGCCTGGTAACCTGGACACTCAAACTTTTTTGAAATTTTTTTTGGATAAGCGAAAAAATTTTTTGATAATCTTTTCAATAGGTTAGCCACCAGACCAGACTAACCTATTGATTTGTCACGGTTGACTTTTAAACCAGGTTGCGGTATAAAGTGACTATGAACAAGGAAGCTGATATGCTGAACATCACTGAGACTCGACTGATCCCCATGGCCAACCCTCGGCGCAACGGATATAAGATCAAGACCCGCATCTACATCTGGCCTGAGGGTGAGACGCTGTTTGACAATCTCACCAACCGCCGTAGCCGTCCGATTGGTCTGTTCCGTGAGGGTGCTTTCAAGGCGCTGGACAAGCTCGAGATCGACCGATCCAAGCTGAGCATCAAGTGGAGCCAGAAGGCTGGTTGCGGATGCGGCTGCTCCCCGGGCTTCATCGTTGACGGTTGGAATGCCAAGCTGGACGGCCACGACCTGCACGTGACGCTCAATTGCGACTAATTTAGGTGTTGACTTTAAAATCGGAATAGGATATACTCTCACTATGAATAAGGAACAGAATATGACCTTCTACACCGACGACATTTGGGATGAACTTGAGGTTTCTGGTAAGTCAAGGACTAATATCTTTTACTATATTCAGATCCATCAAAATGAAGATGATTTTTTCTCTCAGCTGTATCGTGAAGCAAAGGATTTTGGTGTTCTTCTGTCAGTCAAGTGTAATGAATACACTGGCGCCCTCTACGTCTATCTCCGCAAGAACCGCGGTTAAGAAAGAAACAGAACATGATTGTGAACCGTGAACGCAAGATGATCGAGGTTGAATACACCAGCATTGACTTTGAGTATAACACCCTTGACGAAGCCATCAAACGTCTGCAGAAGTATCGTAAGAATGTTGGTGGCGATGCCCAGTTTGCTATCCGTCAACATAAATATAGCGACAATACCTATCTTGCCCTTATGATAAAGCGCCTGGAGACTGATGCAGAGATGGCAAAGCGCATCGCCAATGAAGAGCAGATGGCTGCACGGACGGAAAAGCAGGAGCGTGCGGATTACATACGCCTGGCCAAGAAGTATGGAAAAAGCGTGATTACGTAAAAACTATTCGGAGAACCTTAAATGAACCAGGTAATCGAGTTGAGTTTTTTTCTACCTGAATTGGTTCTTTTGGCGACCGGCCTCTACACATGGTACACTTTATTCACTTCCATTGGAAAGTGGAGCTGGAAACGTGTGGTGCTCTATATTTACGGTGCAGCCTGTGTCTATAGCCTTTGGATCATGAGTTACCAATAAGTGGTTGACAGCCTTGTTTTTCCTGCTATAATGGGCCTACAAAACAGAGAGGACAGTGAGATGAGCAAAGTGAATGGGCCTGTTCCCAGCAGCGTGAGCGATATCCTCCGAGAGGAAACCCAACTGGCTGAGATGGAACGACAGCTCAAACAGAGGCGGGAACTTTTGAAAACTGCCAAGCGTGAGCTGGACACCAGCACTCCCACTCACCACCTGGCCATAGCCATGCACCAGCGGTTGTGCAGGTGGAATCATACCGATGGATGCCTTTGGCACTACGAGATCGAGAAGGGCATCCACGACTGGAGCGGTCATGATCATCAGAGGTGGCTGCGACATGCCAATCAGACAGCTCAGCGCCTTCGCTTTGAACCCATCCTGGAGGAAACAGCATTGGTTGCATTTTTTGAAAGCCTTGACACTTGACAGCCAACCAAATCCTGCTATAATGACGATTATCCTATTTGGCGTTAGAAAAGAATAAAACAATGATTGCAAGATATCGAGTTACTCTTTGGGAAAGTGAACGTGGTTGGGGTCGCAAGCCTTTTCTAGACCGTGATTTTAAAACTTTTGAGGAAGCACAGGCTTACTACCGAGCCGAGAATGCCAGAAATAATGAGACCACTGTACCGGATTATTATATTTACGCAGAAGCACCAGTGCTAGTTGATGCGAAACAAAACCCACCTCGAGACTATTAGGAGATAAGCTAATGAATACCGATTATATTCTACTCAAGTGGGGTACTTTAAAGGGTTGGAATGTTGCTAGTAACCCAGAAGCACAAAAATTGCTTAAGCAATATCTAGAATTGGGTTCTAGTGCTAGTGCAATGACACAGCGTGATACACCAGAACAAAAAAAGATTTTATGTGAACTATTTCGAGTTCATAAAGGAAAAATCAACAACGATTGGTCTGGTGAAACATATTCAATTGAAGAAGCCATTGAATATGTAATGAATTATAGGAGTTAATATGGACCGCTGGAAAGACGACTCTTACGACAGTTCGGACTATGACGATCAACCGGATAACCCGCAATCATGGATTAAACACGAACCAAGGCCTAAGAAGCCTGGTTCCAATTATATATGGATCAATGGTCAGTGGCGCCAACCTGATTGGGATGATAATCCACAACGTTGGCATAAAGATTGAAGATGGAAACTGTTTTCACTGATATCCTTGTAGATACAGAGCATCACGTTTATGATATAGCAAAACCTAGAATTAAAATTGAATTGTATAATAACATATATTTATATTTTTATGAAACAAATACTACTTTTCGTATTGTCGATTTGGTTTACGATGAATTATATTCTTAGGATTGACTTAATACTTACTAAAAAGGGGCAGAAATGCCCCTTTATTTTTTGCCTCTTTCTAGAAGAGTTATAGTTTTTTCGGTCGGTCTATAAAACTTTTCTATAGCAGGAATAGCAAGCATGGGATCTGCATGACCGCAAACAAATATATCAAGTGCTGCATAACCGTGCTCTGGCCAGGTGTGAACGGATATATGACTTTCTGATAGAACCACAACTCCAGTATATCCACAACCATCGCCAAAGTGATGCCATCTTTCAGATAAAACTGTAGCACCAGCATCAATAGCTGCTCTTTTAAGTACTTCGGCAGCTTCATCCATCTGCCAAAAGGGAAGGGAGCCTTGAGCTCCCCATAATTCTAAGATAAGATGTTTACCCAAAGTCATCATATCATTAATTCCTAAATATATCATCAAATTTTATGGAGTTGATGGATGTTAACATTTTTGTCGATTATTTATATTCTTTTAATTACACCATTAGTATGGAGATTAAGAGGTGGTGCATTAAAAACATTTTTAAAACTTAATGTAGGAACTAATGTTACTAGATTACTCACCATGTCTTTTCTTGGTGCTAGTGTAGCACTTCTAGTCGGTGAATGGTTGATATTTCCTATTTTAACTATTGCTTTGGTATTAGGTTTAATTCTATCTGGTTGGGGTCCATATATGGGAATGGGAAGACATGTAATTCCTGCATCACCATCATGGATTGACTTCTTCCCTAAGATGTTTAAGCTCATAAAGCATACGAGAGCCTGGGATTTTACCGGACTCTCGTTTTGTGGTTTTATTTTATTTTTACCGTTCTTTATAGCAACTACAATATTGATTAATCCATATTTGATAGTTTTACTACCTGTATTCAGTCTATTATTTGCAAGTTCTTATGCTTTAGCAGAGAAACTACCGTTACACAAATTTCCAATAATCCCAAATTTTGTATCATGTTTTACCGATAGTAGAGTATATCAACACGAAGAATGGGCGGAAATATTTGTAGGTGTTGTAGTAGCATTAGCACTTTGCTTGTTTTTATTATAAACGTTCATGACGGCAACTCGCCTGTTAAACCTTATCTTCCTTGCTGGGTTCTTTTATAGTCGACATTAAAAGACTTACCGTTGTGCAAGTGTAGTTTATATCATGAACTAGTGGCGGAGAGCATGTCAGTCGAAGACAAAGCCGTTTAAGGGCCCACATTCCTTAGCAGGGAAGTCCGGTACGCCTGCCCGGTTTACTCTCCATTATTGGTGCATCTAACTGGATTCGAACCAGCACTGTATGGTCTCTCAAACCATTGACTCTACCAATTGGCCTATAGATGCATGGTGCTGATAGCTAGAATCGAACTAGCGACCTCATTCTTACCAAGAATGCGAAACTTCCAACTGTTCTATATCAGCATAGTTGAATTGGATTTAGATCTACCAAAAACCCAATCATTACTTAAATAATCATTAGTTTCTTGTAAAGGAACTTTTTTATTTATATTATTTTTGTTCATCCACTTAAATCTTATTCCAAATTGGGAATTTAATGATCCTTTTTGCTTAATAGAATTTGCTTTTCCAATTTTATTTCTATGTTCTTCCGACATAGGTCTATGTCTTTTTGGTGGATTAGCTAATCCTAATTTAACATTTTCACGGTATTTTTCAATATATAAATGAGATTTATTAACTACAGCATAGTATCTTCTTTGTTCAAGGGTAAAGTTTTTAAACCCACTTATTCTTTTATTTTTTTCTGGGGTCCAATTTAATCCGCTATTATTAATATAACCCCAACCACCTTGGCCACCGGGACATATATTATAACTACCTTCACCTAAAACAACATATCTTTTTTCGGCTTCATTCATTTCTTCTTCAGTATCAAAAAATTCAAGTATTTCTTTTGTAAAATTTTCTTTACCATATTTTTTTATGGCTGCTTTTATAAGTTTACCAGAACCCATATAACCATCATCTAAATTTTTGGTCTTATGTTTGCCGATATAAAAGTTACCGTTAATCTTATTAGTAATTTTATAAATAGTATAGTGCATGTTGCGCTAACCCTCCGTTGTAGAATAGTCTTATTGACATTGCTATTTATACAACGGAGGTGCTTATGCGGAATACTGTATATTCGAAACACAAACCTATTTCTAGGTCCTCAACGCTTTCCAGGCGTGACCGGCATCACCTGTCCGGTTAGTATTCCATTAAATTAATTTACATTACATTGGGTATTATAACACAGTTCGATTCTACCCATCCCTTGTTACCGGGGCTCAAAGCTCACATATTTCTAGAAAATATGCTTTCAATATCTTAAGAGTCATGACTTCTTAAGGTTCTTGATGCAATGTAAAAGTTTGGCGAGTCTGACGGGTTTTGATCCCGCTACCTATGGCTTGACAAGCCATTGCTCTCCCGATTGAGCTACAGACCCTTATATTGGTGGAATGTATCGGACTCGAACCGATCAGGCTATCTCCGTGCAAGGGAAATCCGGGTACCCATGCCCACACCCCATTTAGTCTATTTTATTTTCGTCGTAAGTATAGTAAGGTCCAACAAAGAAGTATTTCTTATTTTCGTCGTAGACTTTCCTAGACTTCAACAATTTTAAGGTTCTATTCTTTTCTTTGTTGCATTCCGATGCGTAACAAGAAAAAGAAGGAGGATTTGTATCGTAAGAAAAAATGCAACAATCTCGTCTATCACATCTTTGTATCAGCTGAAGATCAGTTTCCGTCATGATTTTCATTATAATACATCCTCAAATGGTGGATCTTACTGGTCCCGCCCCAGTGACCTTCTGCGTGTCGAGCAGATGCTCTACTAACTGAGCTAAAGATCCGATATGTTAACCGCCCAATTAGTCAACGATATTCTTCGGTTAAGAGCCGATATAGTTGACGTTATCAAGAAACGACCCGTGGCCAACTCAGGCTTGCGGTTAAGTTGGTACTCGTGACTAGATTCGAACTAGCAACACCTAGCTTCTAAGGCTAGTGCCTCTTACCAATTGGGCTACACGAGCATAACAGTTTTGACAGACAGTTCTTTCTACTTAATCACTTCCCACGTTGCGCAACGGGACATAAGGGTCTAGAACAACCGACGCAGTTCTTTTGTCTATCAAAGTGGAGCTCCCAGCAGGATTCGAACCCGCATTTTCATCCATTTACCTTACTCGATATTCGTATTATCGGTGGTTATGGGAGCATAGACTGGAACGGATAACCGGATTCGAACCGGTAACAATTTCGTTGGCAACGAAATATTCTACCTTTGAATTATATCCGCAGAATGGAAGGGAAAACTGGATTTGAACCAGTATAATCAGAGTCAGAGTCTGAGATCTTAGCCGTTAGATGATTTCCCTATTAAATATTGGAAGCCCCTCCAAGAGTCGAACTTGGACTTTACAGATTCAAAGTCTGTTGCACTGCCATTATGCTAAGGAGCTATTATCGCCAATAATCATTTTCGTAGTAGTAGTCTCGGAGCTTCTGATCTTCAATCATCTTAACCGGATCACGCATCAGACTATGATGTTGATCCGTATAGCGGCCGCCATTATCTTGAGCTTCCCAATAGATTCGTTCACGAGCACGACGGATAGTTTCAATGGGATCTTCAGGATAATTTTGCATCAGATTTTCCTAATTTGGTACCGCCTCGGGGTAACGATCCCCAACTTCAAGATTTTCAGTCTTACGTGCAGACCATCTACACTAAAGCGGCATTAATTAATTGTAATATGGTTCAATTTCAACAGTTGTCGTTTGTTTAAGTCTACCAGAACCTTTGCAGACATAGCAAGTTTTATAGATCGTATCATATTCTCTTTTATGATAATCAATACATTCATCATAAGAAGTTTGTCCAGAACCTTTGCAAGTTCTACATAGAATAATCTCTACTGTTTTTGCCATAACTTTCTCACATAATATGGTACCAGTGGAGGATATTGAAACCCCGACCTTTCCCGTGTAAAGGGATTGCTCTGCCTCTGAGCTACACTGGCATTAATGGTCCGGATGGAGAGTATCGAAATCTCGGCCTCTAGTTCCCAAAACTAGCGCTCTTCCTCTGAGCTACACCCGGTTAATTCTTAAGTTCTTTTACTCGCTTGAGTAAATAATTTTTTACAATTAGAACTTCTTCGTCTTGTTGATCTACTGGCAGCAAGTCAATGACATTTCTCAATTCATGGTCAAAAGCAGAAGCTTTAAGCATTTGAATGGAATAACTGTCAGACATCTAACTTCCTCTCAATCAGTATAAGATATTTATACCACACTTAGCAGGTTTGTCAACCAATTATTTGCACCAGCTAGATTTTTTACCACCGTCATATGGGACAGCATAACCGGCATCTATTAGCATCTTCTTAAGACTCTTACCATCAAGAATAAGATCACCAAGAACTCTGCCGCCGTATTTATCCCATTTATCTAGCACAATTTCATGTCTAGTAGCAAAACCAACCATTCTTTTAGTAAAGTCGGTAGCCGCTTGGGCTTTAACAACCTCTTGTTGACATTTAGCTAGACTACCTTTCTCTGGTGTATCTATATCAACAAGTCTTAGTTTTAAGACCTGTTTTAATTCCACAGGAAGAAATGGTGCATCAAATTCTACTGTATCACCATCTATAACTCTAATAACTCTATATTGATACGGATTTGCTAGTGCATTAAAAGATACAAGTGCAAATAGTAGTGTAAGTATATATTTCATAATTGGAGACTCCGCCCGGACTCTAACCGAGATAAAAAGTGGAGTCTCATCTAGGAATCGAACCCAGATCCTCCGGGTTGCAGCCGGATACATAGCCATTCTGCCAATGAGACTCAAACATTTTAATATTTTTGTATAATTCTTCTAATGTTAAAGAACATTTAGTTCTTTTAGTTTGATTATCTTTATGTCTAACAAGACTGCAATTAGCAGGATGTGATATTATTTTTGGATCAATATTATTTTCAAATCCGTATCTTACAGATATCATATGATCACGACTCACACCATTTAAATTATTACCTTTATTAGAGGCACTATACCAACCATACTCATCAATTATTGATGTATTAAACCAATTTGGGTAATCATATACATTAAATGTAAATTTACACTTAATTTTATATGCTTCCCAAGCTGTTCTTAAAGATTCGTTATGTAACATCCAACATTTTTTTGTACAAAACTTTGAAGTTTTTTTATTTATAAATGTAGATTTACAAAATTCACATTCATCATATAACGGTTTTAAACTTTGTATATTTTTATTTTTTCGTTTAAAATGGTTATCACCCCTTGGTAAACTATTAAGATGTTCAACTGAAAGTTTTTTACCTAAAAGTTTTTGTCTAACCTTTAGTTTAAAACTTTCAGATCTAGGGCCTCTACTGTTAGCACACGATCTAGAACAAAATATACCTGGCTTATTATGGGTATTAGAACAAAAAGGACATGTTTTCATTTAATCGAACCTATATAATTTATTTTTATTTATATAGGTTCGATTTTTACCAAACAGTCCTCTGCCTAAACATTCGAGCCACGGAGTCTAAAACGATATTCTGTATTATAAAAATTCATTTTGGCTACATCGTATTTGTAGTAATTAAACTGTCGTTGTCTATCTATCGGGAGATCATCAAACCATTGCCAAAATAATTCATTAAATTCTTTTGTGTCAATATGTTTTTCAATATCTTCCATTATAGATCCAAAAAAATTGGCGGAAGGCGGGCACACTCGAAGTCCAAACCTTGTTTAAGGGTTCCCACGGTTTTCAAGACCGGTCCGGCACGCCTGTCCGGTTCACCTTCCGTATTATAAACAATATAGCATACCGGCGACAATATTAAAGACCTTTGTTCTTATCATCGGGACGGTCAAACGAGGACCGGTATATATTGGGGTGACTAACGGGTATTGCTCCCGTCTAGATGGTTTCACAGACCACCGTCCACACTTGCTGACTCTAGTCACCATAAAATATTGTGGGAGAGATTACCACTTCTCACATTAAGACATGGATTGTCGGGTGTTTATCCCACGTCCCCATATTTATTTAGAACTTATAAGACCCACCCACAGTAAAGATATTATCATCTCGTACACGGGCATTAGAAGTATTCATGGAACGAACATTACGCCAACGTAGATCAGCATCAATTCGATCCGTAATTGCTACACGAGTTCCAAGACCTAGATTATAAACCGGTGAAGCAACACCATTCTTGACTGAACCAAGAGAATCAAATGCATAACCAACACCTGCAACTGCATATGGTGTCAGAGTAGTTCCTGGAATTCGATACTGCGGTATTACATTTGCAAATACCATTGTGCCAGATCCAGTCTTTTGCTTCCATGCATTTTCAGCGGTAAGTTCGGCACGGAGGAAACGATTTACCTGATATCCACCATTTAGGCCAATGGTAACTTGGTCTTGACTACCGGTAAAAGAACCGACATGACCACCTAGGAAAAAACCACGATCAGATGTATCTTTACTCTGGGCAACCGCAACAGAAGTTAGACCTAGAGCCATAATTGTAGCCATAATAACTGTCTTCATTTTATTTACCTTTTCAAATTATATTTAACTATACTAGAATAGCATTGTCTAGTATTAAATTGGTGGGAACTGAAGGAATTGAACCTAACCGCCGACCACTCTGCAATTGTTTGAGGCAAGTGATTTACAGTCACCCGCAGAGAACAGCTCCCTTTATTTATTTTTACCACACCATGTATCAGTTTGAGAATGACAATTAGGACATAACAATCTTAAATTATTTAGATTGTGATTTTTTGGATTACCATCTATATGATCTAGATGAAGTGTTAATTCTTTCGAATTCCATTCTTTTATGGAACATAAAGAACATTTATATTCTATTTTATTTTCTTTAATAAGTCTATTTTTAAGTTTAACAGTTGGATATTGTGGGTGTAATCCATTTAATATATCTTCAAGAAGAAATTTGGTTTGATTTCTTCTTTTATCTTTATTTTGCCCACCATTTTTAAAACTTAAACCAAGTTTTTTACATCTTCTCCATACTGTTACGTCAGGTACGCCCAATTCATGAGCTATTTTACCGATAGTTTTTAACCTATAGTAGGCTTCAATATACACAGAATCATCAATATTATGTTTTTGTTCCATATGTAACACTCCTTATTATAGGAGTATTTATATAAAACGGTTTTCAGACCGCCGCCCCACCACCGTCGGAGCAGCCTCCCCATTATTTGGATAATATATCACAGTATATTTATACTGTCAATTAAATTCCTTTACCTGAGATCAAAATAATCTTGCAAATATGTTCTAATCTCTCTATATGTTCATAAGCTCTCCAAGGAGTCTTATCTACTGATACAACACCATGACCTTTAATACCCACGATATTGAATTCAGTTTCACCTGTGTGCATATCCAATTTCATGTTTTCCATACAGGCTTCAGCTAAATCCCATGAAATAGGCGGCACATCATTTGTGCTTTTAGCAACTTTAGTATATCTTGCAATTTCTGGAAAATGATCTTTAAGTCTATGTAGTTCTAAACCAGCATGCATTGCTGCAACTGTATAGGTTGAATGTGTATGCATTACAACTCGAGTTTCCCAATCAGTAGGAATAATTCGTTGAAGCATATAATGTAACGGAAATTCACCAGAAGGTTTTAAACCAAAAGAAATATTAGTATAAGGTAAAACAATTGGCGATCTATCTTCTTTTAACGAAGTTGATAACTTTTTAAATTGATCAGGTTTTAGTGTTTGTTTTCGCATATCAGTCGGTGAAAGATAGAAATAATCTTGACCCTTGTATCTAAGGGATACATTTCCATCTCTAGAAGTCATTAGACCTTTTTCATAGGCCTCTACCATTAAATCGCAACATGTTTCAAGCATAATTTAAACCTTAAGATGTTTTCTTATAAGAAGCTTTAATATTTCCTTTTTCAAGGACTGTAAAACCGTGTTCAAAAATTATTTTTTCAAATAAATTATGATTATACATCCAAATATCATCTGCAACAAAAACAGTACCGATAGTGGATCTTTCTACAAAGAATTTAGTTTCTAATTTAACTGCCTCATTGTGATGAGGGCCGTCAAAGAAAACAAATGCATATTGATTTTCTAACTTTTTAAACTGATTATAGACGGGAACACCATCACTAAATCTATTAAAAAATTCACTGTCTTCCATACAAAAGAAAGTAAAATTAATACCTTTGCTAAAGGCATAATAATACAGTGAAGGAATAATTTTATTCCTCATTTCATTAGAATAGTCAAGTCTAATGGGTTGAGTTATATCTTTAGAAGTAGGATCACCTGAAACTGGTGTGCCTGGATAGTGTTGAGTTATATTAAAATTTGTGCTAATATACTCAATATTTCCATAAGGGTCAATACAGAACATTGACCTATCTGTATCAGAATTATGTACTAAACTGTCGATGATAATTCTGGCAGAACCACCCATTCTAGTACCTATTTCAACTATAGCACCAGGTGTATTTTTACACTGCAAAACAGCTCTGTGTAAAATATCATATTCTGAACTATCTGTTGTAAACAAGTCGTCTAAAAAAAATCTAACCACACTCATATTATATTATCCTAGATAAACAAATTGGTGCCTTCGTGTGGTAACGCTCCACAATCTAGTCGCTTATGAGACGACCGAGACCACTTGATCCGAAGGCGTAGCAGAGGCGGGATTTGAACCCACGATTTCCTGGGTATGAACCAGGCGAGGACGACCGGACTCCTCTACCCTGCAACTGTATGATTCTTAGGTTTGCTATGTTCCTCACTTTAGCCGGAGCTCGAGCCGTCTAAATCTTCTTGGATCCACAAGGTTAGCAGGTCGTTTACTGCAGCTGCCCCGCACACGAGCCTAAGAATCAATCAATACCGATCTAAACCAATATACTTGGCTGTAGGTGGTTAGCCCACAATATCTTGACTGACCAAGTCAAGCCACCAATTGCTATACAGATAGAGATCGGGTCTCTTAAGTACATCGCTATCCACTTTTACAGCTGATATTATGTGGTAGGTTATCGTTTGTTCAAATTTGCCCGATAACTAGCACCTCACGATGTACTTGTCAGTGGTGCGGAATACGAGATTCGAACTCGTGCCTTTTGGGTGGAAGCCAAAGACGCTACCTTTACGCCAATTCCGCTTATTCTTCTATATATTTAGAGAATTCGTACATTGCAACTGCAGCAGCAGATGCAACATTTAGTGAACGAATTACTCCACGTTGACGAATATGAAAGCAAGGATATTTATCCGTCAAGCATGTTGGGATTCCGGAATTTTCATTCCCGAAAACCAAGCATGGATATCCGTTCCTTGTATAATCATAATAATCAAACATACCATTTATATCAACAGATTTTTCTGTCTTATCAACTAGAAGTGGTTGCAGATCATTTTCACGAATCATCTTTTCAAATTCAGCAACGATAACTTCATCACTTGTGAGTTCTGCAAAATCATGCTTGATGATATTAGTATAATGATTAGCACCAACTGTTGATCTCAAATCATATCGACGCTTACCAAAGATAAAAACCTTTTGAGCACCAAAAATATGAGCTGTACGAATACAATTCCCAATATTTAGATCATGATCTAAATTAAGCAGACAAATTGAATATGGGAGTCGAGTTGTATCCGATAGCTTTTTCAATTCTTCTACACTCAGATCCTTATATGAATCATGAACGTTGAAGGACATAATATATATTCCTTTCTAATTATAGGATAATCAAGTACCAGAGCCCTACTTCCCATAGGTGGGATTTAACGGTTATACCAGCAGTCATCTTGAAGTCAGGTGCCCTATTTACTCTGACTAGTACTTGAAAGTGGTGCTCTTGGGCGGACTCGAACCACCATAGGACAGTTTAGAAGACTGTTGCCTTTCCGGTTAGACTACAAGAGCATTATTTAAATTTTGGTAGTCCTGGACGGACTCGAACCGCCAACCGCGCACCAATCTAGTGCATACGAGAGGTATAAGCTCTCCGCTCTTACCATTGAGCTACAGGACCATAGAAATTATATAATTTTATATCACTAATCGAAAGGTTTGTCAACCTCTATTTGGTGCTGAGTGAGGAAATCGAATCCCCAACCTATCGCTTACAAGGCGATTGCACTACCAATTGTGCTAACTCAGCAAAACTTGGTGCGGTAGACGGGACTCGAACCCGCATTGGCCTGAGTGAAAATCAGGGTTCCTAAGCCAATTAGAAGACTACCGCAAATGGTTGACCTGGTTGGTTTCGATCCAACTACTTCAGTCTTATCAGGACTGTGCTCTCCCAATTGAGCTACAGGTCATTAAAGTATAAGACTAGCCGTATCGCACGGCAATAATGAGTGTCATCCTCTACTCATTTGCATTCTACGCTTGTCTTTAGTGGAGGATCAGTGAGGTAACGCTCCCCTTGCGGCCGGATTAAAAGCCCGGTGGTAGCACTTGCCTGACCTATACGCTACTGATCCAAAGTGGTACTCCCTATCAGATTCGAACTGATACTGAAGAGATTTTAAGTCTCCTACCTCTACCCGTTGGGTTAAGGGAGCATGTGAGTTAAAGAACGGGACAAAGCCAGCTTACCATCGAAGGACTCTACCCTACTATATCCGGCAATTAATCGGGTAGACTAAGTTGCGCCGTTCTTTAATTGGCTCCTCGTCCAGGTACCGCCCCTGGCAAACTCCGGTTAACAGCCGGGTCCGTTCGCTTGCTCGGATCACGAGGAATATTCTATATTTTTCTTTTTATATGGACCACGTTTAATACCAGCTTTGTTAACGTTATATTTTCCACGTGGTCCTGACATTTTAGCCTTAGTTTCGTGGGAATGTTTTTTACCTAACATTCCATTCCCATTTTTTAAACACCAGGAAGTTAATTCATATCTTCTTTCGTTTAACATAATATTTTTAACAGATAAAGCTATTTTAGTTTTAGTTTCATTGGAGTGTTTTTTACCTAAAGTACCACCCAAATTATTTTGGTTAATATAACCCCAACCACCTTGCCCACCAGGGCAAAGATTATAACTTCCTTCACCTAGAACAACATATCTTTTTTCGGCTTCATTCATTTCTTCTTCAGTATCAAAAATTTCAAGTATTTCTTTCTCAAAATTTTCAATACCATATTTATTTATGGCTGCCCTAATAAGTTTACCGGACCCCATATAACCATCATCTAGATTCTTGGTCTTATGTTTACCGATATAAAAGTTGCCGTTAAGTTTATTAGTAATTTTATAAATAGTATAGTACATGTTGTGCTAACCCTCGATTATATAATAGTCTTATTGTCATTGCTATTTATATAATCGAGGTGCTTATGAGGACCGAGAGAATTTCGAAATCTCGACCTGATGGTTAAGAGCCACCTGCTCTGCCTCTGAGCTACCGGTCCATATTATGGGTGGTAGGAAGTCTTAGCATACCTACTTTCGGCTAGTGAATAGCTAGTCACTTAGCTACCATCACCCATAAACTTTTTTACATATTCAATTATAAAAGATCAAGAAAGTGGAGTTTAAACTCCACCCCAAGAATAGCGATATACAATTTTACCACGACTATTTGTCGTTTTTAGCCGTTCAATTTTAATCCCTTCATTACGAAGGCGATAAATTAGATCATAAGGATTGGAAATCCTATATCGAGCAGCAATTTGTCGTGCAGTCAAAGACTCCGAACGATCAAGTAAAGCCCGAAAAAGCATATTAATTTTGGATTCAGTAGCCATATTTATCATTCCTTCATCATTATTTGAACATTTTAAACCAAAAAGTTTGTTTGTCAACACATTTTTTTGATCTTAGCGTTGATATTGATAATGAAGCATCCACATCTCACCATATAAATCATGTAAGTCGTGATCGGTTGTGGAATCCTTAAAGTTAGTATACTCTATATCCGAAACTCTGTCAACCAAAATGTTTGACCATTCTTCTTTACTGCAGTAAGTCCTATACTTATAATCTGCAACCCCAAGAACGGTAATTTCTCGATCTGGAAAAAGTCTTTCCAAAATCTCTTTACGTCTAGCTCTAATAACCAAATCGTCTATATTAAGCTTATCTTTAACTACAGAAACAAATCCATCATTAAAACAAATCCACATTAATCCTCATCTTTCAATAGCTTTTCCCTACGCTTAGCAAAATTATTATATAGTTCTTCATGATTATGAAGGCCAGAAGATTTAAATAGACCCTTTACGTGGTTCATATCAATCTTTCTGACTATATCTAATCCATGCTTTTTAGCCTCGGGATTCTGCTTAAAGACATGAGAAAAAACGTGAGTTGAAGCTTCTCCTGGTCTAGAGATTAGTGAATGTTTTTCATCTATATCAGAACCGTAATCTTTATGCCCACCCTGGGCTCTAAAGTTAAATGTACCACCAGCATCTACTGAATGTAGTTTACCAGTTTCTTTATGTCGTTCAATATTATCATGATCTAGACCAACAATATCCCAATTCTTAGTGAGAATTGCTGCATGATACATCTTACCTATATCATTTTGTTGATCTTTTGTCAACCCCTCAAAGTGATGGGGTTTCATTTTTTCTAGTTTATCATTCCAACCAGTGACTACAGCATGTTTTCCATCAATATTCTTATACTCTGGCTTAAGAGTATGAATACCCATGTGTTCATGTATTTTGGCAGTCAATGCTTCAGATTTAGCCTGGTCGCCATTTTTATAGAACTTGACATAGTGTTTTTCACCAGTCTTTTTGTTCTTATAAACACCACCAGGATTTGATCCAAGTTGATCGCCAACTTTTTCTAAGTCTTCATTTATAAATTCTCTGAATGTAAGCATAAAAAATATCCTTTTTCGGATATTTATTCTATATCCTCATCATTGATAATATCAATGCACTGATATATTATATCTAGCTCTAGATGTGTACGTCTACAAATATCATGTCGTAAACTAGAACATTGATGTTCTAAAATTATGTCCCATGCATGTTTAGCAGGTAGAATTCTACATTTATTATAAGTGTAATTATACATTACATCATATCTAGAAGTCGACCATCCGGATCAATGCAACGAACTCGACGATCTGGATAACGATTCTTAAGATTACGCAGTTCAAACAGCATAGCAGAAGTAGAGGTACCTTCCTCTGCAGAACCGATATCAAGCCAAGACCTGGCATCTTCAATCTGATAAGTGATATAGCGCATTTTAGTCTCCTTGTTTGTATAAGATCTTTATATTAGGTATCTTTATAAAGTCAACATTTATTTGTATGCACGCCTGGTGGAGTCGGTGTTTGCAAACCTTTCTTCATAGGAAAGATCTTCAATCGGTCCATTGATACCCGGCAATCCATATGGCACTTCAGCCGCAGTGAGATACCGAAATCCCTTATAATTGCCAGTATCATGCAAAATAAACTCTAGACAAGCAATAACACCATGTCTATACTGTACTGCATCTTCAGGTGTACTTGCAAGAGTGCTGTTTACCAGCTCCTTAAATTCTACAACGTTAAACGTTTTCCTAGCCATATCAGATACCTCCGATCAGAACCATGGTAAAGGCAAACAGACCTGCCACCAGTACATGGAGCAGGAGCCAACGGGCATTAGCATCACCTTGTCGAGTCATTACCTATACCATCATTATTTGGTCACTAACCATTATACACAGGCTAGGATAAATGTCAATGGGAAAAATCAGCTATGGTAAGTTACCACCCAAAATTCTTCACCGATCTTTGCAATCTCAACATCAATTGCCCTAGGGTGCAGCATTTCAGCAGTCTTAATTGCAACATCCTTATCCTCAGCAATGATGATGTAAGACCAATCATCTGGGGTGAAATTTTCATAAAAATTTTCCGTAACCCGATCATTAAATTCACAGTAAGACTCAATGATCGTAACGCTAGAGTCGGTCATGTTTGATCCCTTGTCCATAGTCTCTTTATACCGCAACCTGGTTTAAAAGTCAACCGTGACATATCAATGGGTTAGCATCAGTATGGGCATAACCCATTGAAAAGATTATAAAACTTTTTTGAACTTTTTTGCACCAACGGTAAGCTGACGACATCAGTTCCATGAGGGATATGCATAAAACCTAATCTTTTCAATAGGTTAGCTGTTTTATAAAAGTCAATGATATCAATGGGTTAGATGCTCACGACAGTTCTCGGCAGTCTAAGCCACCTCAGCGGTATGATAACCCATCCAAGCCTACCTAGCACGACTTAAACGATGATCTAATTAACCCATTGATAAGTTTAGCTAAATTTTTTTGTAAAAATATTATGTAATTAAATCAACCACTTAGCGCTAACCCATTGATTTCCTTGGGTTGACTTTAATCCAACCAGGTGGTATAAAGACACTATGATGAATGAGGGACAAAACATGATCCGTGACCGTCTCGACGAACTGACCGATATTCTCAGGTGTGACGTTGGCTCGGACTATGCCATCGGATGGCTGAAAGGTCTAATCGGCGATCTGATGCAAAATCCGGATATCAAGCTCACTAAGAAGCAAAAGATTGCTCTTGAAAAGAATATTCAAGAGAATATCGAATGGGCACAGGCCTGTGCCGCTAAGCATAAGAATTAAAGGTAGGTAATCATGAACGATGAAAATGATCAGCTAGTCATCAATATTATTTACCATACGTTGACTGATTCTGAGCAAAAGCTCTTTAATCGTGTGATGAACGACCAAGAGTATAAAATTGGCATGCTCGGTCAGCTCGTATCTGAAGCCCTTCGCCGACGTGAGAAGATCGGCTGTTTTGATTGACTTTAATCCCGGATAGGGTTATAAGGATATTATGAAGCACGATCATTACTTGAATACCCTGGCTAAGCTTGCCACTTCCATTGAAAAGGTGGCAGGCGCCAGGGTATCTTCGTGTATAGTTCTCAAGAATAATATCCTCTCATTTGGCTTTAATAAGAGGAAAAGTCATCCCTTTCAAGCCAAGTTTGGCAAGAATGAGGAATGCATTTTTCTTCATGCAGAAATTGATGCCATTAAGAATGCTTTGAAGTGCACTAGCGTTGATGATTTGAAGCGCAGTACACTTTATATCTATCGTAGCAAGAAGGTAAATGGGCTTGAAAAGAATGGTCTTGCCAAGCCCTGCCCGGGTTGTATGCGAGCCATTGTTAATTTCAACATTAAAAATGTAGTTTATTCAACTGATGATGGTTATGCTATTCTATAAAATCAGTAGCAGACTTCTTATAAGAAGCATCATCAACAATTATATATTTTGTCTTTTTGTTTAATTCAGGATAGACATCCAAAATTTTACGCACTTCAATAAGACGTCCTATGACACTATGCAAAGAGTCATGGGACATCCTATCATTGTTTCCGTCCTGCAGTTCATACAGGACGGATTCTAAATTAGTATCAACTGATTTATCTATCTGATAGATATTTCCGTCTTTATCAGTTCTAGTCTCAAGTGGGGGAAAAAGAATTTGGGCAATCAGCTCGAGTTCTTTTTCCCCTAATTGTTTTGGTTTCTTTTTAAACCATCCAAACATAATATATTACTTTCGTTAAAATTTCTTTTTGCCTACACTATATTTGCTGGTTAATTGCCATGAATCTTTTTCCTTAAATGATATAATCTTCACTTGATTTAGTGGAATTTTATCTTCAAGTAATTTTTTATTCATAATTTTTACTAAATTCCATTCCTCTAAAAGGCTAACTATTGTATTTCTTCTAGAGCGATCTTCATCTGTAAAATTAGTTGGTTTACCATCCAAAGCAAAAAGTTCTTTAAAATGCACAACATAGTATCGGCCCTGCTTGTGTAGTATGTGGCAGGACTGATATAAGATTTTATCCTTCTTTGAGGCAACACCCATTCGAGTCAAAGTCTCCTTAACTTTTAAGAAGTCTTCTTCTTCAGCTAGTTTTACCTCCAAAAATGTATTTAGAATAGTCATGGTTATACCTCACGATAAAAGACTTTGTATTTATTTTATTATGATCTTTTATCATTCTTAGAATCTGGGTTAATATATCGACCAATAAACTCTTTGCGTTGATCTGGATTCAAAATTTTCCAAAATTGTTTTGTTCTTTGTAAATTTAAACCTATAATTTTGGAAATATCTTGTAGCAGTTTCAGTTCTTTCTTTTCTGCTTCCGTCTTTTTCAGCCAAGGTTTAAATCTTTTTGCTCGTGCTTCAACAGAATAGAACATAAAATCATGCTGCATCTTTTTATCAAGATGGTGTAGTCTATTGGCTTGTTCTGCAAATACAAGAGTATCCGGATGAGCCATAAATGATTTATTTACAATCCATGGTTCATATAGACGTACAGTATCATCATCTAGAAGATACTGCTTGTCTTTAGAAATATCACCAATGAAATTCCACACATTGAATGTGGATTTTTCAGTTGGTTCTTCTCTATGTTCTACAACACCGAATAATGTTGATGTTTTAGTCATACAAATTCACACTCCATACAAACTTCAACAAAGAAAGCCATAAGATTAATTTCAGCATCAGCAACAAATGCCGCCTTGTACTGATATTCTGCAATCTTAAGAATTAGAGCAGGAATGGAACGCTTTGTGAATAGTTCACTAGAGTTATCATAGACAGCTCTAAAAATCGAAGTTGAATCGGAATCAGAATTATCATGGATCCACTTACGAATACCTTCTAGGTTTTTAGTCTTGCAATGACCAATAACTTCCTTAACTGTAGAAGCGGTAAAAGAACTAAAAATACCAGAATCAATTTTCCCGTTGACAGAATATGTTTGTAGTTCATTGAGGATTCTACGCCAGTCAGGGAAGAACTTCTGGATAACTTCAGCAACTGCCTGTTTATCATAAGTTATATTCTCAGCAGCAAGAATCATTTCAACACGCTTCATAAACTGCGTGGCAAGTTTTGGCATCTCTTTCTTTGGGATGCGAAACTCAATAATTGGTGCTCGAGAATGAAGTGGTTTAATAATTCGATCTTTAAAATTACATGTAAGAATAAACCCACAATTCTTGGAAAACTCTTCCATAAAATTACGAAGAGCCGGCTGAGTAGAATTTGGATTCAGATAATCTGCCTCATCAAGGATGACATACTTCCTACCACCCATAAGAGAAACAGATGAAGCAAATTGAAGAATTTCATTGCGAAGTGTATCAATATTACCGTTCATAGAACCGTTGATGATAATATAATCACAACCAAGTTCCTCAAGCATTGCACGTGCAATTGTTGTTTTACCAACACCAGCACCACCTGCTAAAGTCATATTGTTAATGTTGCCAGCATTAACAAACCCCTGAAAGATTGATTTAAGATCACAAGGTAGAATAGTATCAGCCACCTTTTTTGGTCGATACTTTTCCACCCATAGTGTATGTTCAAGCATTCACAATCTCCATAATAAAAGCATCCAACTATAGTAAACTATTAATTGGATGCGACAAAATTAAAAAGTAGATGTAGACTCGACAGCAATCCAGTAAGAAACCTCAGTACCTACAAACTGAGAGATTCCCTTTGAAGAAATAGTTACAGTATAGTCACCGTCCATAATCTTCAGATTTTCTGATTTGAAAATAGCACGGAAAACATTGGAAGACTGACCTACAACAATACTGAAAGTATCAGCAGTTGGATTCTTGGTGTCAATAGCTTCAAGTGAAATATTTTCACCATCACCAACGATAGCAATTTCTGGTAGACCTAAAACACTTAGAGCCTTTGTGATATTCTGAAAATCCTTATTTGTAATAAAGCATTCAGCATCATTTGATGGGAGTTTAATTTGTTTTTCAGGTGGCACCATAATAATTGATGCATCAGCATAATGATAAATTACACTGCGGTTGCCATCTGAAATACGAACCGACTTATCACCAAAATCCAGGTCAGGATTTTCAAATAGTGAAAGTGTTGAAATAAATCGACTTAAATTGTAGATTGCTACAACATTTGGAATTTCATCACTGATAGATGCACGAGCAAGAATAGTTTTATTAGGAGAGATTGTTGCCGCAACCCCTCCTGGTTTTAGAACAATGGAGGGATTGATTGTACTAAAATTCTTAAGTAGATGTAGAGTACGAGCACTTAGTTTCATGATATATTACGTTCTCCTGTTAGGATTTTGCTTGATCTAGTTCATTTTGATCGTAGAGTGCTTGAGCTTTGACACCGCTAGTAAAGTAACTAGAAGTTTTAGCACTTAAACCAACCATGGTGCCACCGAAACCTCTAGCTGAGGTTTGTACCATTCTTGATTGATCTGACCACCCAAAGTTTTGGTGGGCAACATCACCAATCTTGTCGAAATTGGCACCTAAAAAGACTATATCATAATTCATATCTGTTGTCAACTTCTTAGTCATATCCTTGATTTCAGAAGCCTTAAACTTTGTTGATGAATTTTCATGACCATCTGTAACAACAACTAAAATTGCTCTCTTGGCTTTAGAGTCGTGCATTGACCACATGATTCTACCTGCTGCATCAAGAAGAGGTGTTCCACCACGTGGTTCAATTTCTTTGTACCCAATTGGATCCCAATTCTTTCTAGAACAATTTCTTAAAACCATATAATCGCCGGTGTCAAAAGCCGCAACCATTATTTCAGTATTTTCAAGATTTTTCACATAAGAATTAATCCCATCAATGGCCTCTTTCCACATAGAGGCCATTGAACCAGAGCGATCAAGTAAAATAAAAACTTTATTCATATTATTTCTTTCCTTTACGGAGTTGAGCAGGATCAGCAGTAGCAGGTGCACCAATAGATGCTAGATCGGCAAGTGAACCACCAAAAATATAACTACCAACATGCTGAAGTTTCATCCATGGGCAGTACCAAATCTTACCACCTACGGCCATAAGCTTTTGACAGAACCAATAATCTTCTGATAGATAACGTTTTGATACAGGGTCAATTTCTGCCTGGAAGTACTGCATAATTTCCCTTGAACCATCAAAATGTTCAGTGCGAATATGGTCTGGCTTATAAGAATATTCAGGGAATGCCTTTGCAAACTTTTCAAAAGCAGAACGACGAGTCATCATAAAACCGGTGCCGACTTCAGAAACTTCTACAGGCTCATCAATTCGTACCTGAGTAGTATTTGCTTTTGGATTGAAAACATAATCACCAACAAATTTATCTAAAACTGTTGGATCTTCATCTGCAATACCCTTATCGACTGCCATCTTGATCTTTTCCCAAGAAATAGTCTTCTTTGGATATGGTCCTGCAAGAACATCATATTCCGATTCATCAGACTGAAGAGCCATCATGGCAATAATATCACGGGGGTCGAAACCAATATCAGAGTCAATAAACATCATGTGTGTGCAGTCTGAACGCATAAACTCATCAACACAATAGTTTCTAGCTCTAGTGATAAGAGATTCATTAAAGAGAAAATATGATCTAAGATCAAGCCCATTTGCAGAACAAATTGCTGCTAAGTCTGCTACTGATTTGGTGAACATACCAGCGCATTGGCCACCATACATGGGCGTGGCAACAAATAATTTCCTCTGTCTGAGGACATCCATATCAATTCTAATTTCCATTCATTCAATCCTTTTTATAAAAATCATTGTGAAGTAGTAACATGATATAATGCATGGCTTTCATTAAATCATCTTTATTATTACCGTTTTTCTTACCGTATCGCCATAGATATTTCATGGCGGTATCTCGGAATGTACCAGATGCAGTACCTAAAGCAATCCAAGCATCAAAGCATTCAATTTCATCTTTGGCTTTATAATGCTCACCATATGTATGATTTACATATTCGGAGAAGTCTTCAATAATTTCATCCTCAGAATATTTATACTTAATATTTGGCTTATTATAAGACTGATAATTTCTTAGTGTATATTCGGAAGTGTCTAGTGGGTCTGGATTAAAATATGGTGTTTCATCATTCATAATTATAGTTCTCCATCATTAATAATAGTATTATATTCAACACCTGCTTCTTTAAAAATTATTTGGCTCAAATAATTTGATTCTTGCCATTTTGTATTAATAATAACAGGATGGCAGGCAAATACTTTTTTAATACCTACTTGGACTACACCTTTGGCACACTCCGAACAAACTGGTAATCCGAATACATAAAGATTTGCTTTGTTTAAACTTACACCAGTAAGACTTGCATTATATATGCAATTCATCTCGCCATGGATTGTGTAAGCATATTTGATTTCTCGATCTTTAAGACGTTCTTCTGAATCTTGAATTTTACGAGGAAACCCATTATATCCAGTTGCTAAAATTTGACCATGATTGCCTACTGCAACTGCACCAATTTTACTGGATGGATCTTTAGACCATGTTGAAACTTCTTTAGCAAGTTTCAAATATTTTTTATCCCAATTATTTTGTGTCATAACTAATATTTTGTTCCACTTCACGTTGATCTTTTTTGTATTTACTGCGATACTTATTATTTTCAAGTATCACCTTTTCAAGCACTGAAAAGTCATTTTTCAATGTCTTTGCATATTTTACAAATGCAAGAGTGTCTTTTGGAAAACAAGACCCGCCATATCCACGTTTACCGTCAAATCCCGGAACAGTTGTATGTGATCTGCCTACTCTAGAATCTGTGGTTATGGCACTAATAATTTTACCGTAGTTTGCATTTTCTTTTTGAATTATATCATATAATTGATTAAACCACAATACTTTTGTAGCAAGGAACGAATTAATTCCATACTTTACAAAACTTGCTTCAATTGTCGACATATGATAAGTTGGGCATGGCTTGCAAATACTATAGTACTTATATAGTTCTTCAACCCTTTGCGTATAAAGTGGATGACCACCAAAAATATGCATAAACGGATTTACAAAATCTTCATTAGCACTTTTTTCAGTAAGAAATTCTGGGTTGTAAACAACTCTAGAATTTGCAAACTTTTTTAAGATTTCTGGTGTTATAGTGGATTTAATAATAATGACACCATTATTATTTGTAAGTAGATAAGATACTACGGATTCAATAATATTAGAATCAATTGATCCATCATCACCCATGGGTGTAGGAACACAAACAAAAATATAATCCATATTTTGTGGAAGTGCTGTAATGTCCATACCATGTTTTGGATCCACAATATACTTATCACAGTTCTGTGAGGGAAAGCCATAATCTACAGCTTTCCCTACAAAACCATGACCAACGATAGCAATATTTAATTTCATGAATTAATTCCATAATAATTTTTGTACCATTCACAAAATCTAGAAACACCAGTACCAATTGATACCATTGGTTTCCATCCAAGTGTTTGGAGTTTTGTGGTGTCCGACCAAGTTTCTAGGGTATCGGCTGGGTGTCTAGGTACTAGATTTTTTTGAATTTCTCGACCCATATTTTTTTCAATTTCTGAAATAAAATCCATGAGCGGTACTTGTTGACCACGACCGATATTATAGATTTCTGCTTGTTCGTTGTCTGTATTTAGAATATGCTTCATAAGAATTTCAATACCATTCACAATATCATCTACGTAAGTGAAATCACGTTTCATATCACCATAGTTATATACATCAATTGTCTTGCCGTTTACAGCAGCTTCTGCAAATTGAAAAAGTGCCATATCTGGACGCCCATAAGGACCATAAACTGTGAAGAAACGAAGTCCGATATTTTGTTTAATCTTTGAAGTTTTAAACTGACATTCGTTTGTGCGCTTAGTATATCCATATGGATTTAACTGATGGCCTGTTGGTTCATCTTCTTTCCATGGTAGAGAATTACCAGCCATAACACATGAAGTAGAGGCATAAATTGCTTTATTGATATTCAGTTCTTCTAGAACCTCAATAAGAGTTTGTGTTCCCACAATATTATTTTGGATATAATCCATTGCATGATCATATGAATGGCGCACACCAGCATATGCTGCAAGATGGATTACCAGTTCTGGTTTTTCCACATTTAGTATATTTTTAATAAAGTTTTTATTTAGTAAATCGCCATAATAAACATGAATGTTCTTTTTATGTAGAATATTGTGACGATCGTGCTTCAGTTTCACATCATAATAATTGTTGAAATTATCCAAACCGGTTACTTCGTGTCCTGCTTCACGTAGTTTTTGAGCTAGATGAAAGCCAATAAAACCAGCAATACCGGTAATAAAGATCCGTGACATTAAAAATTTTTCCTTCCTGAAGGATATTTCTCAATAGAGTATTCTTTATCTTCATAAGCCTGATCTGTGCCAAACTCACGAATTAGTTTCATTCCGTAGTTATCAATTTTATTGAAGATCTTTACATCTTGTTTGAGAATTGGCATATTTTGTCGAGCAGGTTGACCATGTTTATTCACAATAGCTTCTAGATCAACATGATGGTGTATTCTACCATATCTTTCCTGTAAAGTCACTACATCAGGATGCATTTCCATCAACATTTGTGACTTTTTTAGTGATGCATCTTCTTGGTAGTTATTATAAATTTCTGAAGTATTTCCACCTTTAATAGTGCCAGTTCTTGCTTTACCACACAGAAAAGAATAGAAAAGCATTGTGCACAGACCATCCTTCAGAACACGGATTGAAAGATCTACGTCCTCATTGTACCGACCACGCCATTTATGTGGACAAGCATTATCAATAAGAAAACAAGACATAATACGAGTATTTAAAATGTATGGTGGATATGGATAATCATCCACACAGAAAAACTTATATTGAAGTCCTGCTAGTGCCACATTCTCAAACCGATCAACAAAATCTTCTACTGATCTAAAGCATGCTGAACCACGTTCGATTCTATAACGTTTATTATTATGGAATCTCCAAAATTCGTAAATATTATCATCTAAAAGCCAGTGACGCTTGAATCCATTAGCCTGCGAATGTTCCCAGCACCAATTACGGGCTGGTCCTGAACCTTTGCCATGATTAGAAAAAGGCAGTGTCAGAACTTTTTTTGGATCAATAACGGAAGCATACTGTTCATATTCTTGAGGTTCGATCGCAATATAATACGGTACACCCATACGTTCTAGAGCTTTAGAAGTATAGCGTGATTCCCACCGACCTTTAGAAATAATATAAAGTGGATAACGTGTACTGAACACATCATTCATCTTCAACAATCCTATTCATAATATTTTTCTCCCTACCCTTATCTGGATACCATATCACATTTGTTTTTTCTGTCAATGAATATCCTGTAAGTTCTGCAAATGCTTGTCTATCTTCTAAGGTTTTAAACTTAAGTTTGATTTGCTTATAAGGAGAAATATCATTTGTGTTAAATGCTGGCATGCCGCCCGCATACCATTGTAGATAAGGATTACGCCATTCATTTTGAAGTTCTTCAATTGTAGTTGCAACTAACATTTTATTATTCCATAAAATCAAGAAGGCCGTTTTGCTTTTCTTTTGTATATACAAAAACTGATGTTTTTGGATCTGGAATATAATCAATTAATTTCATAAAATTGATATAATCTTCTTCAGATCGAAAATTGACAAATAAATTTTGCCAATCTTCTGGAAAATCTTTATCTATTGGTTTTGGTTTAATTTTTGGTTTGGAATCAACTTCTTCACCAAGAAATTCTGCAAGGCTTACAGGTGTAGTTTCTTTTGCTTTAAACCCAATTAAATCTTCATAATCTTTTGATGTATCGTTGATTTCCATAATCACCTCAATTAGAAGGATTTGCCACCTACTGCAGCACGATTTTCTGGTTTGTGATCAGCACGCTTTGCATTGTAGTCATGTTTTTCAGCAATTGCGCCACCAACATCAAGACCTTCACGTCCTGCAAGATCAAAAATACGGATAACACAATCCGCTAGTTCTACTTCAAGCATCTTGCGAGAAGTTAGATGATCATCCATTAGATCTTTTCGAGCACCTTCTAGTGCTTCCGATAGTTCAGAATGACAAAGTGCAAGCATTGTTCCGATTTCTCGTGGCTTATTATGCCACCCCATAGCATTTGCTTGACCATGAAGTTTACCTTGAATACTACGGAGTGTTTCAATATCATTAGCTGTAAGTGAGAAGTTCATAATATATCCTTTGATTATAGTTTAAGAATTAATCCACTCTGGTGGTTGGCGATTTTTCCAAGAGTGCATACGAGATTTTGCTACTTTATAATAATGACGGTAATTTGTCAATGAATCATTGCTGATTTTGTACTCATCAGCCATTGCAGATGGCATTTCCGTCCAATCATAAGACTTAAGATTATTTGGTGGCGATGATAGCATATAAGCTAGTTCACCCTCAAAGCACTTATGAGTCTTACCGTAACGATATGTATATTCTTTACCAAGTGCATGAAAATGATCCACAAGCCAATTATAATTTTCAACTGATTTGCGACACCAAACAGCACTTGGGTGATTTACATGCGTAGCGGTGTAAATCACGGGATCACGAGCGTCATTTAATACCCAACGCTTTACATTTCGACCGGTCTTAGATTTACCAGCAACTTCTACACCATCAAGAATACGATGGGCAGTAGACAGTAGTTGTGCTGATTCTAGAATCATTTTAACTACATGCTTGTCTACCATCCATTGTGCTGCTTGGATAGGGTCGGTAGAAATATAAAAAATATTCATATTAATATGTTATACCAAAAAATAATGTAATAGCACATACACCAACACAAAGAATTCCAATACTTAAACCTAAAGCATATAGAACAATTACCGCTGGTGCAGATAGTATACCACTAATACAGAAAGCTGTAAATAGCAAAGATGCTACTAAGCCTAATGTCCAATTAAAAATTGCCACTGTTTTTCCACTTCCTTAGAGCTTGCTCACGATGAATAGGATTAGCAGCTGAATAGAATAGCCGACCATCAAGAAAGTCCATGGATTGTTGAAATACACGTGCTGTTATCCCCGTAAATGTTTCTGTTCTGACCTCTCCATTTGGCGTAGCAAATCTGACACGGCAATGTTGAGGTCGGTTTACCTTAACACATAAACCAGGGTATGTCAACGACTTTTCTTCAAGTCTAATCATTTGTTCAGATGGTTGAACAAGTCTAGGATTAAAACAAACAAAATTTTCTGGTGAACCTCTCATAGCAAATACCCTAAGAGGGATTCCTACTTGAATTGCTGCCAGACAAATCCCATTGTGATCATACATTGTTTTAACTAGTTCTTGGGAGAACTCTAGTGGATCAAATGGTGGATTTCGAAAATCAAATGGTTTACTGACTTCTTTTAAAAGTTTATTAGTATGGGTAATAAGTTCCATTATGTATTTCGTCCTTTTTCATAAAGATAAACAGCAACCGGAAATCTTGGAATTCCGTCTGGGGTCAGTCTAAAATAACGAACAGTTGCTTCTGAGTCGTTATTAAGATATTTGTTTTTTTCGGCTAATAGTTTTTTAGAATATTCATGTGAGCCTTTAATTCCAGCACCAAATGTTCTACCGTCTTTCATTCGAAGTGTAATTCTACCTGCCATACCAGCACGATTTCCATTACCCTCAACAATATCAAGAATCTTATATTCTTCATCAATGAATTCTTTTCTTTTTAGAAGTGTATTACACCTCTTATTATGATAAAAATCATTAACTCGAATCATCTGACCTTCATAATTTGCTTCAAGATATTGTTCATACTTAGCATCAATTTGTTCAAGACTACTTACTTCTGTAGTTTCTACAAACTGAATTGTACCACACGGACTATTTTTAAGATCTTTCGAAGCAAACCGTTCATCAAAGGTTTCTTCTTTTTCACCTGTGATATCATAGATATGATACTGAAGCAATTTTTTTGATTTATTTAGATCATCCATAGATGGTTTAGTTTGTCTAGCAATACTCATAAGTTCATTGAAATTTTCATAAAACTCATGATTATATAGTTCACCATCATAGACTAAAGATTCATCATTGGCCCAGAATCCATTTTCAAGCATATAGGCATGGATATGCGGTGCAGATACAACTAGTTCACCTGCACGTGAATACATACCTGACATTGTGACAACACAACGCATCCCATCTAGTTTGGGTTGTGACCACACTGTTTTCTTAAAATCAAGTTTACCCACACGATCTTTATACTTTGCGGCAAGCATGGGTTTGAAATAGATATCATTATCTATATCATCCATACTCTCGAAATAGTCAAGTTCTAATCTCTTTTTATGTTTAGCTTTTGCTTCTAGAATTGCCTGTTCTTCTGGTGTGGTTGCATTCTTTTTACCAGTATTTTTTGCATAACATTTGTGCCAAGTAGAGGTGACCATGGCACCACCATGTTGACCAGAAATAGTTCTCCATGAATCACCTTCAATCTCAATGACCCATGTTTGAACTGCTTTTGTGGCAGTCCGTTTATAAAGCATAGGTAAAAACATATTATATCCTTATTGTTTAACTTTAACTAAAAAGTAAGGTTTTTTAACTCTTTTCATATTTTCTATCATATTATGTGTTCCGGTAGATGTACCATTCCACACTATAATGGCTGCATCGGCATAGATAGCCATTTCTTTATTTCTAATTAGCCCTGCAAAATTTTTAGGATACTTATCCCATTCTGCTGGCATTTCTTTTATTGGGATATCATTTATTCTTGCATAAGCTTCACCGATAGTATCAACTCCTTTAGCTTTTCCGGAAACAACTTCGGTGATGTTATACCCAGAAGCTTCTATAGCATTAAGAACTATTTCTGGATCTTTTATTTTTCTACTTCCGGCTATAATAACTTTCATCACTGACCTTCAATTCTACTAAAGTTTTTATTTTTTGTAAATCTGATAATATTTGGAAACTTTTCAATCAGATGATCCTTGTGTGAAATTACAAACAATGAACATTCTGCTCCAATTGTATTAAGAATTTGCATGAGCATTTCTGTTGAATTATTATCAAGACTAGAATCAAACACCTCATCAAGAATCAAAAGATTAGTGCTCATTGAATTTCTCAATTTAGCAACTACACGCCAAGTGAATAATAGTGCAAGATCAATTCGTTGTTTTTCACCTTCTGAAAATGAAGCATAACTAAATTCATCACGGTGTCTAGATTTAATTGTTTCCTCAAACTGACCATTGAGTTGGAAGTCAACAAAGAAATCCATAGCAGACAAATACTTGTTGATTAACTTATTGATAATCGGAATGTACTGATTGATAATTTTTGTTTTAATACCACCATCCTTTAAGAGTCCGGCAGCATGTGATAGAACTGCTCTATGTTCATGAAGTTCATTATATTCTTTTGCAATTAGAGTTAATTGTTTTTCAAAGTCCACAATTTTTAAATCAGACGATTCTGAAATATTTTGTGTAGCAGATTTAATCTCATTTTCAATTGAGGAAATCTTCCATTCAATTTGACTGATGCTAAGTTCATTTGTGGCTATAGTATTTTTATGTGCACTGATAATTGCCATGGTTGAATCATATAACATCAGCAAATCTTTTACATCTGAAAGCAAGACTTGTAGTTTGGTCAGACCATCATCAAGTTCCTTGATTTTATCAGTACCCATTTGTACTTTATCACAACTTAATTTAGAGTCAATATTTTGATTGCATGTAGGACAATGCTCATGGTTTTTAAAGAAATGAATCTCTTTCTTGAGCATTTCCTTTTTAGAAGTTAATTCAAATTTTAAAGTTTCTAGTTTTGCTAATTTTGTTTTAAGAGCTGCTTGATCAATATGCTTTATTGAATCGTTTAATTTGACAATTTCAGAATTGACAATATCAATGTTCTTTTGCTTTTCAGGGATGCTAATTCTGAGTGACTTAATAATATTTTTCTTTTCCTCAACAAAAGCAGTACTCTTTTTTGTAACTTCTGCAAGATGATCTTTTAAAAGTTTAATCTTCTCGTCAACAAGTTTCTTTTTATATGAATTTTCAAGAATGTCTTGATTATTCTGTTGGATTTGTTCTTTCAAAAGAACATTCATATTAGTAAATACCTGAAGATCAAGTAGATCCTCAATAACCGCTCTTCGTTGAGCTGCAGGAAGTTGCATAAATGGCACAAATGATGCTGAACCAAGAATATCAACTTGACAAAAAGTCTTGTAATTACACTTCAGAATTTGTTTTTCAAGAATTTCCTGATAATCACGCATTTCAGCAGATTGATTTAGAATTGTATCATTACAAAATACTTCAAATACATTTGGTTTCATACCTCTTCTAATGAGGTAGTTATTTTTACCAATTGTAAATTCTACTTCAACAAGTAGATCACGTTTTGTGATCGTATTCATCAATTGTGGCTTATTGATATTTCGAAAACTTTTACCAAAAAGAACAAAAGTTAGAGCATCAAGTAGTGTTGATTTTCCTGCTCCATTTGTTCCGACAATAAGTGTATTGCCAGAATTATATAGATTTATTTCTGTAAATTGATTACCTGTTGAAAGCAGATTTTTCCATCGAATAACTTTAAAGACTATCACTCTACACCCATTGATATAGCTTTATTATATAAATCTGTAATAACTTTTTCAAGTTTTTTTACATTTATTGTAGAATCTTCCATTTGGGATATATGCTTTTTAAAAATATCCAATGTAGATTCTGCTTCATCAATCAATTGATCTTCACTCATAATATCCAAATTGTGATGATCTTCTACAATTTGAAAGTCAATTGGATTGACATTTTCTAATTTTTCACAAAAAAGTTCAAACCAATAAGGATTGGTTTTATTTTGCACAATTACTTTACATAAAGTATTCGTGTAAATACTCCAATCTTTTTTGACCAAAGAATCAAGTGATTTCTCATCTTTATCGTCATAAAAGATCTTATTAAACATTATATATGGGTTCTTGACAAAAGTCAACTCTGAAGTATCAAGATCTAGGATATGAAACCCACGATCATCCCCATAATCAGACCAAGTAAATTGGGCATGTGAACCCACATAAACTATTGAATTTTTATTGGATTTATGATGATAATGACCTGAAAGTGTAAGTTCAAATTTATCAAATAAAGTTGATTTTTCACCATGAGTAGCAAAATGCCCACGATACATTTCGAACCCTTCTAATTCTAGATGGCCGAAACAATATCTAGAATTAGAATCAGCAATACACTTCATACTTGCTTCTCTATTGGAATCACAAATCCATGGAAGCATGAGAATTTTTTGATTTCCGATAATCACTTCGGTAGGATCACGATAAATCTTCATATCAATATAACTGAAAAATTCATCAATTGCATTGACAACATTTGTATTTTTATAGAATGTATCGTGATTGCCCACGATCTGATGATAGTCAATTTCACGATCTAATAGTGGTTGGATAAAATCAGTACGTAATCTGTGGGCTGTAATAGTATTTGTCATCTTTCGGCGATCAAATAAATCACCGAGATGGACAACACATTTAATATTCTGTTTATCTAGTTCTGGAAAGAAAATATCATCTAAAAATTTCTTTGTGGCATTCATAAAAGTTAAATTATCACCACGAATACCCCAATGAGTATCTGCTATAATAGCTATTTTCATAAAAATCCTTAATCGTTGTCAACAAATTTTTCTATACCTATTATACTATTCTTTTTTGACTTTGTCAACTTGGATTCGAAGTCTTCGATAATCTGATTTGTTGCTTCATTATTATAAGGATCAATAGATGTAAATTCATCAAATATATATAGATTCTGCATGTTTTTATATTTGATATATGTTTGCTTTTTTTCTTTAGCTATTCTTCTAATAAATGCATTCCATGCAATCCAGCTAAAATAACCAAAAGCATTGACAGTTGATGTTCTAGAACGAGCAATTGATTTCTCTGAATCAAAATTACCAACTGCTTCAAGACAATTTTCTAATGCATCACCAATCATTTCATCTTTAAAAGTATATCCTGAGAAATTAGGCCTTGTCGCCATTTTATTGCAAATGTCATTTATGCATATACCAATATAATCTGGTATTTTAGCTTTTGGATTAGTTTTTAATTTTTCTTTATATTCATTTAATGCTATTACAAAGTCTGCATTATTAACATAGTGCTTTTTAGGCTTAGGTGTAAGATTCATGGTTGACAACTTTCATAATGTATGTATAATAAGGAATTGAGGAAAAGGTAAAATATAGGTTAGTTTAGATCTATATTATATATTTTATAGTCAAAAGACTCTGAGTTATAAATCTTGATTCTTTCCATAAAATGATTTAATGTGTGATTTCTTTTGGATTTCCAATTTAAATCATCTGCAATATCGTATAGAGTTGCATTTACTTTGGTCTCTGATTTACGTAAAGCACGACCAATAGATTGTAGATTTCTTACTCTAGATTTTGATGGACTAGTAAAAACTATATTTTGAAGATTTACCATATTAACACCAGTAGAACTAGTCCCAGAGCTAGCAAAAATAATACAATTTCTATCATTTTCTACCGACTTTCTTATTTCTTCTCTTTCAAGTGCACTTACATCACCAGAAATAAAATGTACATTTCTGTCTTTACATTCTGACTTGACTAAGTCGTAAAGCACTTTTCCGTGTTTATCTACAAAATTAAAGAATACTAAAGTATTTCCCTTTAATGAAAGAACAAGATTTTTTATAAACTTATTTCTCTTGTCATTTGATACAATAAAATCTAGTTCACCTTGATAATCATATTTACTTACTAATTTTCTATCATTATCTGAATATTTTAAAACTAATGCTTTAATTAAAAGTTGGGCAACGGTGCCCTTACTCATGAGTTCTGCAGTTGTAGTGACTTTACGAGTAGGTCCAAATAAACCTTCAAGCACTAATTTATTGGTTTCAGTACCATCAAGTGTTCCGGTGAAACCATAACGATATTTACAATTGGGAAGTTTAGTCATAATAGTTGTAAGCGATTTAGCCTTGAAAAGGTGCGCTTCGTCACCAATTACAAGGTTAAACTGATTAAACCAAGTTTGAGGAAGTTTGTATATACTTTGCCAGGTAGAAACAAATATTTGTTTATTTGAATTCTTATCTTCACCACCCATAATCTTATGAACACAATCATCTTCTAGACCATATTCTTGAAAGTCCGAAGCCATCTGATGTACCAATGAAGTTGTAGGCACAATAATTAAAGTCTTTTGACTATAATGTCTAGTGATAAGATAAATGATTAAAGATTTACCCGAAGCAGTAGGTGAAAGTAGTACTGCTCTTCTTTTTCGTATTGCGTGTACATAAGCATCCATTTGGTAGTCTCTTGGTGTTTTAGTTAACCCCAGAGACTCAATCTTTTTTTGTGCTTCATGTAAAGAAAATTCTTCATCACCGGGAAGATTTTCAAAATCATATTCATATTTTCTTGCTATGCAAAATTTGACTACTTCATCTGTCAATCCTGCATATAATAAACATGTCAGTGGATTTAAAAGTCTTATTTTACCATCCCATACTTTATTACGCACCAATGGCATAAATTTAGCACCAGGAACTTCAAATGTAAAATAATCTGCAAGTTCCATGGCAATACCAGGATCACAGACTATTCTATTATAGACCTCATCATATTTTTTTATAGTTATTTTATCCATCACGAACCATTCATAAATTTAATAAATTCAACTGCAGTTTTAATATTATATCCTCTATTATTTAGAGACTTGATAATAGATTCCAGAAATTCTATCTTTTCCTGTTGTATACCAATCTTGAGTGTAAGATCAATAATATCTTGATCTGCTTCAACATATATAGGTACATCAGATTTAATAATTACACCCTTTGCAGGAAGTTTCCATCCTTTTGCTCTGGTTTCTTCATTATGACCTTGAGTATAGAATTCTGTTTTTTCTAGTCTCAGTTTCTTCAATTCACCTTCAAGTTGTTTAAATTTAGATCTTTCAGCAATAAAGAATTTGTAATATTTGTGATGAAGTTTTGTAATTCTTAGGGATTCATCATCTAATTTGGTTTTATCAATATTGCTATCTTTTTCCCATTCATTAAAAAGTTCTTCAAAGTTCACATATATCTCCATTAATCATTAATGGTATATTATAAACTAAATTAGAACAATTGTCAACTTGTTTTTTTGATAGTATAGATTACATATTTAAAAGTTGCAGTTGCTTCTAGATATGAAATATCCTCTGCTGTAGTTGTAAAATCAATACCAGTTAGTGAAATTGGAAATGCATCTGTAAATAAAACTTCATAATTAGGATTTTTATTGCTGGTAAGAATTGATAGTGAAATATCTGAATAAATTGATTCACCTGTGTAAGTATACTTTGATTTCAGATTTTTATATTCTTGAAATGAAGGCTTGCCTAATGCTCTAAGCCAATTGTGTATTTCCATATAATTTGTTAAATTTTCATCTACTTTAAATGTAACCATCAACTCATCAAAAAGTAAATGATCACCAGAATAAGGGATACGAATCAATGGATTATTTTCATCAACATTTGGGAGAGTCATACCAGGCAAATTTACTTTTTGCACAAAAAAGTTCAACGAAGGTGTTCTTTTAATCTGAAACTTAAAGTTCAGTGGTGAGAGAAAATTCATATTTTCTGGTCTGTTATCAACAATTGACATGGGTAAACACCTCTTTTATTTCTATTTATTTTAGAACAAAATTAAACCCCGGAAGTTTCCCTCCGGGGTTTTTTTATTTTATAGTCGTATGACTATAAAAAGTTCATATTACATAAGGTTATTTACGATCACCTTGCGGTAGTAGTAGTTGGTGTTGGTGGTGAGAGCACCATTACCAGCTGTAATACCTTGTGCAAATGGATTTGCAACCATTCCGTAACGAGTCTTGAAGCCGATCTTTGGCTGGAAGCTCTGCTGATCAACAGCACGAACCATCTGTAGAGGAACATATGGGCAGTAGAATAGTCCTGCATCGAATGCAGAAGAACCCTTATAACCAACAGTTAGATAGTTACCACCGATTGCGTATGGATCAATGTAAACCTTTAGGCGACCATTGAGAATACCAGCAAAAGTATTACCAGTGTCATCAACCTGTAGGTTGTTTGAATTTAGAGCAGGAGCGTAATCTAGAACACCGGCCATCTGTAGAGCTGAAGCGACGTCAGAAGAACAGATAACGATGTTACCCTTACCACGACGAGTTGTACGAGCAATATAGTTAGCTTCACGTTCAAGCTGGAACATTAGACCCTTGAAC